TTGATAACCTCATTATCAAAGTTGTCAGATCTCTTCTCTGGAGTTACTGCTTTATCTTTTAGGACTCTTGTATCTACAGAGCCATCATCAAGATGCTTGTTCTTGACGGCTTTATCTTTCAGCTTGAATGAAATAGGCTTTTGAGGTGCCTGATTCATTTTTGCCTTTCCTATCTGTGTTTCTTTTTCAGCCATATCTTATTTCTTTAACTTTTTAACACAATTATCAAGTTCATCTTGAAACCAAACAAGCTCTTTAAAACCAATTCTCTTTCTTCCTTTTGGAAGTTTTTTCATTCTGATTAAATCATCAAAGCGGCTTCTTGACATGTTAAGATACCTACAAGCAGTATCCTTGCTCATTACATGATGACATAAAGCTTCTGCAATATCCATTGCTTCAGTCTCTGAAATCTCAGAGTTACCAGCATCTAGTTTATCTGCGGTTTCTCTAAGTAGCCTTGTTATCATCCGCACAAGAGACAGTTTCATATCTTTGCTTATTTTTTGGCAAAGATATTTATAAAAAACATGGAGTCAAAACCAATAAATTAATTAGTGGCAAATGCCTAATTATTTTATTAGCTGTATAGTATAGTGTATATTGTAGGAGATTATTTCTTTTTCCTTGCTTTCAAGTATAGATATAGAATTACAAACATGAATATTCCAGTGACTGCCATATAAATAAGAAACATTCCTTTACCAGATACAGGAATTCCAAAATAATAATCTATAATATTAAGTATCCAATTAATAGTTATGTAGTGCAAAAACAGTCTATGATATTCACAAAACTTAAATACATAACTTGCCAAGTAAAAGAAAACTAAAGACAACACAGATACTCCTCCTATATAAGATAGTATAGGCAGATCTATGTAAAAATAAGATAATGTAGTATTTAATACTGCTAACATCGCTAACACCATTGGTATTATTTTTATAAACAGTATTAATGTCTTGTGTAGTAGTAATCTATCATTAGTATCTCCCATATTGCAAATATACAAAAAATTGAGATAGGTTGTACATCCTATCCCAATTAATTAAATTAGTTTCACTTTTTCTTAATACTACCTCCACATCCATATCTACGTTTACCGCTTCTTGATACACTAATCTTGGATGTCATTGGTTTTGCTCTTCTTACTGAGCCCCCATTTGCTTTCTTACTTATAGTTCTCATATCCTTTATAATTAAATACTACCCTCTACATTTTACATATTGATTCTTTTCCTCTAATGACATCTGTTCATATACAGCTTCAGAGAGACCAGATGATAATAGGGCTTTTCTGGTGTCTGTTGGTAAGTTTCTCCATGCCATCTTTTCTTTTTGTACATTTCTGATTTCTCTCAACACTCTTTGCTGGTTGTCCTCAAATGATTCTACTTGAATTGCCTTTTGAGCTAATTCCCCATTATTGATCTTCCAGAATAACTGATTAATAGTAGCATCAGATATTTTATTGTATCTTGTTATCTTATCCATTAGCTTTCTGAAGAATCTTCTCAACTTACCAGAGAATCCTTCAGCATTTTCATCCATAGCATACCTTCTAAAATCATTAGCCAATTTCTCCTCTGCCATCCAGTTGTCATTAAGGCCATATTCCTCTTTGGCAATATCGAGTATCTGCTGTCTTTCCTCAGGGCTTAGAACCATGTCCAATACATAGTGGAAAGCTTCATGATATACAGTACCCATAGGAGCATTATTTTGAATCTGTATTACTCCACTTCTATAGCTACCCCAATATTTACCTGCATCATTTCCCATTCTAGATAGTTTATCAACAAACTGTGTTCTCTCTTCAGAAGATAATGATGGAAGATTCTTAGCCAGCCATCTTCTTGCTGCTTGTTCCTTTTCTTTCTGAATAGCAGTACCAGATTTCTCCATTGGCTTTGCAGCTTCAGATACTTTCATATTACCAGCTTTTGCAGCCATGTTTGCCTGAGTAAGACCTTGAATTAAACCTTCTCTATCAGAAAGAGAAACCACCATCGTCTTCCCATTAAAGGATAATTGGAGGGATTGTCCTTCATTCACCAGTTTCATCTTCAAGTCATCAGGTATTGCAGCCCAGGCATCCTTGGTCTGTCTTCCTACAATCTTCTTTTGCTTCATCTCATTCTCAATCTGCTCAAGAGTCTTAGATTGAGTCTGAGGTTGTGCTGGGGTTTGAGGCTCTGCAAATGATACAGCTCCAGAAGTAGGAGGTGTAACAGCAGATACATCTGGAGTTTCCTTAGCAGCAGGTTGTGTAGTAGCAGGAGTCTCTTTCTTTATAGGAGCATTCTTCACAAACTTATTCTCCTTAACATCATAAGTTCTGAGTTCTCCATTTATAGAAACTTGAATCCTGTCTTTACCTTGGTACTGAGGTTTTGCAGCTTTAATCTGTGCTAATCTGAGATTTACTTCCTCGTTATTCTCTATAACCTCACCTGTAGTTGGGTCATATGCTACCAGAGTATCAGTATTAATCTCTATATTTCTGTCTCCTATATTCTCTGAAATAACACCAGTAGTCTTCGGAGTTACTCTCTTAGAAGGCTTGATACCTGCTGATGGGGCAAGTTCTACAGTAAACCAACCATTAACAGTGTGATTAGTAGCCTTAGGCAGATTAATATCTGCTATTTCTCCAATCACATTGTTGTAATTAGCCTTTCTTCCACCAGCCTCAATAGTATCATTAAGGAACTGAAGACTAACATTGATAGGAATACCACTTAATTGGTCAACAGCCATTTTAACAATATCAAAAGTATTTCCTGAAGAATTAGATACTGTTACGTTAATCTTCCTATTTGGATCTGTCAGACTCTGAAAATAGAATGTAGTATTATCCTTACCAACTACTACTGTTCTTACTCCCTCTTGAGCTTTAATCTGCAGCAGTCCTTCAATAACATCCATCGCTTTATTAAATGCTTCTTTTTGCTCTGTTGTAGAGTAGGTATTATTAACCAACAAAGTATTCATAGCATTATTCAGAATCTTGTAGAACTCTGTGTTTCTGTGATTATTAGCATCAAAAGGCTTCATATAGAAAGGCACTGCTATCTGTTCTCCAGAAGGAGTAGGAAGAAGAAGATAGGGCTGTCCTGTAGTACCTACATGGGGCATTACAATCTCTTTATGTTGACTTTTATCCCCTCTCTTCTTAGCTACAGTAGTTCCAGTAACAGCAACACCTAATTCAAAAGGTTGCTCATTAGCTACTTCATTCAAAGTATTGATTTCGCCAAATCTATAAGGAACAACTCCCTTCATTACCTGCTTAACTTTAGATACCAAAGGTTTCTTACTATTATCAAAAGTAAGATTCAGATTCTCAGTATTTGGTTTTTGTAGCAAACTATCTACTATAGCCTCATTACCACCATTCTTCTTATAGTTATCTAAGAATGCTTTAAATACTTTCTCCTGAAGAGATATAAGATCTTTTACTTGTAGTGATGGATTGCCAGACTTAAAGCTGGGCTCTAATTCTGCAAGAGGTAAGTCTCCTATAACTTCTCCATTATCATTAAGCATAAGAATCACCAAAGCATAAGGCTTGTTCTCATCACTTACTTCTTCAAGTCTTGAGCCAAATACTTCAGGTAAATATTTTATCATAAAGTGGACTACATCCCCACTTTTTAGTCTGTCAGCAGAGGCATTATCTTGTCTGTCAAAAGTTCCTTCATTGTTCAGATACTCCCAAATAGCCTTACTTCTCTTATACTGAATAGAATCTTTGTCTGAAAGATTTTCATGATAAGTACCAGTACTCTCTCCATAAGGATGACGTGTAGTAGTACTTCTCCATGTACCATTGGTATTTGGCTTATCATACACTTTTCTTGTCTCCTCAATGATTGTAGTTATAGCTCCTTCAGTTAAAGGGTTCTTTGGGAGTGGATCATTGGCAGCTTCAGAGGGAGATTGAACAGAAGGTGCTACTACTTCAGGTTTAGTCTTAGTAGTGGCATCATGTCCAGTTTCAGGAGCTTCCACATCTTCCAAAGCACCAGCAGGAGCAGTCTCAGGAATATCATCCTGAGCATTCTTATCTTCCTCAAAGGCATTGAATGCATCAGCCAGCATCTGTTGTACTTCCATATTCAGAGCATCCACATCTTCTATGCTAGCATTTGGGTCTATTGCATCAAGTGGAATCTGATTCAGTTCTGGCATATCAATATTTAATTCCTCAGGATTATCAGTAGCCAGATTAGCTTGGTCAACCATTTGCATAGCTGCTTGTGCTGCATTTAATTCTTGCTGACTAGGATTATCACCAAGTTGTTCCTGAATATGCTGCTTCAGAGCTGAAGCTTTCTGATTTCCTTCCTGAGCCTTCTTTACCTCTTGCTGTGCTGCTTTTACATCATCATCAGTAACATCACTCAAGTCAGCATTAGCAAAGTCATCAAAGTCCTCAAAGTCAATACTACCATCAGCAAGACCTTGTTTAATCTCACTTGCGTCCTTGCCTGCAAATTCATTCTTAGCTTGCTGTTCATCCGCTGCTTTCTGTGCTGTATTCTCCGCTTTAGCTCTGTCTTCATCTACCTTAGATGGATTAGCCATGTATTCCATCAAAGTTCTCTGGTACTCACCTGCTTGGTCAAAGAGGTTTGATGCATCCTGAAGATTCTGCTTTACCTGCTGAAAAGCTTCTATGGTTTCATCAAGAGTAGCATTGTTGTTCTTCTTGTAATTATCCATAAAGTTGTCTACCAACATTCTCCAGTTAGTATCCCACTGTTCATTGGCATCATCCTGCATTTTCTGAATAGCATCTTGCCATTTCTTAGAAGCTCTTTCTCTTGCCTTCTTTTTCTTTTCAGCTTCAGGTAGATTCTTCTCTTCCTCCTCCTTTGCAGCCTTTTCATCAGCAGTTTCACCAAACTCAGGTCTGATATTACCACCTCTCATTACTTCTCTTTGGAAGAAATCTGCAAAGGCAGCATCATTCATCATAGAAGTATCTACTTCTACGTATCCTTCTTTTGTGTTCTCGTCTCTATTAAATACCAAGTCTGAAGATGCATTCTCCTTAGTTAGTTGCTCTGGAGTCTTTGAAGTCTTAAGCAAAAAAGTCTTAGGCAGTTGCTTTCTAACATCTGCCATAATCTTCTGCATTCTTACATTACTCTCTTTACCCAAGTTGTGTAGATAAGCCAAGTTATCTTCCTGGTCTTTTGTCAAAGCACCATTGGTTCTCCTGTTCACATAATCAATAGAATTCAGATAGCTATCCAGCTTTCTATTCAACTCTTCAGAGTTATGCTTTACAGTTTCCCTGATTTCATCATTGCTGACTATTTGATTACCATCCCTATCAACATAAGCCCCTTCATAGTATTTCTTTGGAACATACACTTCTTTCATGTGTTCCAAGCCACTAATGAGATCATACTCTCTATCTATTTCTGCAAATATCTTTTCTAACTCTGGAGTTACAGCAGCTTGATAATCTACTCTCTCAGCTCCCTCAAGCATATCTTGAGAGTCCCCAATATCCTGTGCTCTCTGCTGAAGTTCTGTAATCTTCCTTTGGTGAGCAGCAATTTGTTCATCGTGCCATTTGTCAGAATTCTGCTTATCTTCCTCAGCAGTAATCTCCTTGGTAGTGCTCTTGATGATATTCTGCACATCTTCATTAGAGAGCTGTGTACCTAACTCATTATAGATAGTCCTCAAGTCATCAAGCTTTCCTGCTCTCAGGAATGCCTGAATATCGTGTATCATCTGTTTATCATCAGCATCCTTCCAAGCCTTCTTATCATCACCCTCTACAGCTGTATCTTTTTGACCTTGGGTATATGTATGACCTACAGCACTCTTGATTCTTGCAGGGAAATCCTCACTCTGGAGTATCTTATTTAGGTCATCAATATTTTCCTGATATTGGTTATATTCTCTATTGAAGTCTCTCAATTCATTGATAGCTCCGCCTTCCCAAGAACCATATCTGCGTGGATCCCAAGCAGCCTTGGTTTTATCTTGATTGAATATCTTTGTTGGAGAATAGCTACCAGCCATACCAGTAAGACCACCAATGACAAACTGTTCCCATTGGTCTACATCACCCCAAGACTCTTGGAAACCTCTGTCAAGGATACTGCCTACAGTGTAGAGTCCCTGAGTTGTTTCTCTGTATGCCTCAGGGTCAAGTTTTGCTTTCCAATAGTCATTTACATCTGCCTCATTTACTGAAGCTCCAGAAGATGACTGAATCCACTGTTGGTTCATTTCTTCAGAACCTTCAGTGAATATGCCTTTAGTAGCAGCCAAAGCTCTTCCTGCATTTTTGCCTACAACTTTATATGTTCCATCTGCAAGTTTTTCAGCACCAACAAGAGTAGGCTTTATAGTCTTAGAACTTATTTCAGCAGCATGTCTGGCAGAATCAAAACTTTTCACCATTCCCTTACCAAACTGAATCAGATTTCCAAGAGTCAGCAAACCTTGGTTAGCCAGAAGAATCTTGTTACCCATCTCCTGACCACTCTCCATAATCTGCTGTTTGCCTGCTTCATATTTCTGTTGCAAAGCATCCCTTTGCTCCTGAAGGTCTGCCATTTTTTCCCTATACTGCTCATAGGCAGGGTCAATAGCATTACCATCAGGCCCCATTACTAGCGTCTTTCCTCTATTGGCTGCATACTCTTGCTCTACTTGCTGGAACTCTAATTCAAGAGCCTGCTTCTGTGGCAACAAGGCATCATCAAGCCTCTGCATCTCAAGCTTATTTCTTTCTTCTACACCCTGTCTGGCTTCTATCATACCTTCACCTGTAGCAGAGAATAGAGCAGAAAGAGCTGCCTGTCCCATTTTTGTTCCTTTGCCTATGTCATTTACAAAACCAAGAGACTTACTCAGAAGACCAAGTGAACCTGAGCCTACTGCCATAGAAGCAGCAGCACCAAGTGTAAATCCCATATTCTTGATGACATCATCAGCAATAAAGTTCATTGAGAAAAGATTCTCAGGGTCATACCAAGGGGAGTTCTGCTGAACTTGAGAGCGATAATTAGTCATGTTTTCCTCAAGCCACTTATCTGCTTCTGCTAATCCCTGGGTTACATCATTGTCCCAAAGGGCAGACCATCTACCTTGGTTAGCTGCCTGGTATAAACCATAGGGTAATCCTACAAGAGAAGATACAAAGGTAGTACCTGCAGTACCTAGCATCTTACCCAAACCATTTGCAAGAGTATCATACCAAGGTTGATTTGCATACCTGATATCTCCTATATCTTCAAACTGAGAAGCTGAAGTTATTCCTTCATCATATTGAGAATCTCCATACCCAGCTTGCATAGCAGCTAGTCCTACAGACTCCTCTGGGGCTGCACTATATGTAATCTTCGGAATGGAGTTGATAGACTTCCATTGCTCTTCCAAAGACATTTCACTTATATCTTTCTGCTGATTAATACCCTTAAGGCCTTTGAGTCCTACAGGTCCAGTTTCTCTAATATCTGCCATAGTTACTCTTTACTACTTGTTTTACCTTGTGTCTTATTATATGTATTCAGCCATTTGCTAATCATTCCAGTAATGATTCTTGGGTCATATCCATTTTTGTCTCTGCCAGCAGTTTCCCACGTGTTAAGTGCTCTTGTAAGCTGTGCATCAATTATATCAGGGCTAGCAATCTTTCTAGTACCATCACTGAATGTAATCAAGATTTTTCCCTTGTGCTGTGGATCATACTGAATATCAGTAACCTCGTTACCCTTTGTATTATCATTTGTCTTTAGATTCAAATCATTTTTGTTTGTTACAGGGCTTCCTAGGCTACCATCATCTTTCATATCCCACATTTTTCCACTCTTGAACTGAGCATCTGGCATCCTAAGTATATTTGTTCTTACAGCATCACTTGGTAAGTCATACCCAGACATCTTAGTAGAGTATCTTGTATATTGTGTAGCTAACTTATCAAGGCCTTTTTCAAGAACACTAAACCGATTACCAAACTTACTAGTATTAGTATATCCCATTCCTTTAAGGATATCATATTGATCCTTACTTAGAATATCAGATACACCATACTTACGGTATTTATTCAGAGTAGCTCTCTTAGCAGCATTTTCATCTGGCACACTTTTTATCATATCTGTACCATTTTCATACACATGCTCTTTCTTAGTATGCTTCTTCAACTCATTCTGGTAGTCTTCATAGATAGCCATTGGATTAACAGAGTTCGTGTATCTTCCAAACACACTTGCCTTTAATCCATCATAACCCACTTTAAGACTATTTAGAACTTCAGGAGCATTGGTTATATAACCATCAGAAGTTTTGATTCCAGCTCTTTCTTCAGCCCAATTAGGAATATCTGATATACCTCCTTCCTGTTTAGCTGCTTCTTTGGCTTGTGCCACAGCAATCTCCTTCTGAGCTTGTGCTTCAAGTCTTGCTCCATAATCTTCAACAATGTGGCTCTTATCCTCACCCATAGCATTCCACATACCCATTTCAGCATAGCCAGTACTCTTGTCTACAATGCTCTGCATATTAGAACTGCCGTTAAGAGCCTCAGGAGTAACACCATTGCTCTCCATTACCTGTTTATACATGGCACTGAGAGTTGGTGAATCCTGCCAGTTTCTAATCAGATTCTCATCCAATCCATATTTCTCTATATAATTATAGGTATAGGCATCAATGTTCTGCCTATTACCGCTTCTTACCTGCTTGGCTAAGTTCTTAGCCATACCAGCCATCTGTGCTGTGATATTAGCACCGTTAATAACACCATAACCACCAGTAGGATTTCTTATATAGTCATCCAAAGTTGTGCTTCTTGCATCCCTGGTAAACATCAGAGAAGGATTCTGCAAACTTGCTTTCATTTGGTCATCGGCTTCTTTTTCTCTCTTACTCCAAGCATTCTGTATAGGCACTATTTCTGTGTTATACATCCTGCGTAAATCAGAAAGTCTTTGTCTGCTTTCTGTGTTAAGACCAAACTTATATAAGTCATCAGCTTCTTGCCTCAATTTATCACTATAAGCCTTATATCTACTATAGGCTCCAGAGTTTTTATCCCTATCATTAGCTCCCATTGCTTCAAGCACATCAGCCTGAGAAGAAAGCTTATCGTACTCATCAGCCAGTTTCTCATGATAGAGTTCCTGTCTGTCTAGAGGTGCTGCCAACTCCTGATAAGTAAAGGGTTGGAAGGTACTATTAACAGTTAGCGAATAGTTTTTCATATCTCTTCTCCTATTATTTACGATTTAACTTACCTCCGCAAGACTTTTTCTTACTCTTATATCCACCTACATTACCACTAAGGTTTCCATAGTAATGACGGCTTCTATCAGTATTAATCTGATTCATAGCAAAGTTTTCTCTGCCAATGTTACCAAGTGAAGTCAGGAAGTTACTTAAGTTAGCACTCTTAGCTGCACCAGTCCTGGCATCAATCTGTTCTCTAAGTGCTGCTGCCTGAGCCAAACCACTTAAGCCCATTTGTTTTGCAGCCTGTTGGTATCTTGCATTAGCCATTGCTGCCTCCAGATCCATTTGAGAGTTAAACATATTAGTCTTACGATTAAACTCCTTAGTTCTCTCATATTGTGCTCTATTATATTCTTCAGCCTGTCTTGCAAGATTTCCAAGTGACAAAGTAGTATTATAACTATTAGCTAGCAATCCAGCAGCTCTAGAGGGAGAGGGTGAATTGGAAAGGGCTCTGTCAGTGGCTCTTGAATTAGCCATCAACTGATTAATGTAATACTGTCTATCCAAAGGAGTATATCTCATATAATCACCAATAGGCTTATAAGATATATCTGGAGCATATCCAGCAGCTCTTGCAGCAGCTTCTATTCCAGCTGCATAAGTATAATCAGGCTTATTAGTCAGTCCTAAAGCATCTGTAAGAGTCATTACACCAGCACCTACAGCTGGAGCATACCTCATCCAAGTACCATAGGTCTTAGGTCCATTTTCCCTTGCTAACCTGCTGTCTATTCCATTAGTCAAGAAATCTACAGCATCTGCACTCTCATCATTATACTCTGGAATATAACCCTCCATAGCTATAGCTTGCCTAGCTGCTTCAGTGACAGGAGAGGTATTCCCAAATCCCATCTGCTCCCTTACTTCGTCTTCATGTGGATTAAAGTTCCATGTTATGCCATCTGCATGAGCACCATCATAGTTCATATTAGAACTATTCTTTACTACCTTACGAGAATGAAGACCAGAACCTAATTTATATTTATGTCCTAGTTTTCCTCCACAAGCATACCCTTCTAATCCCATATACTCCTCAGCCTGTTTCTTCATTCTCTCAGTTTCCTGTATCTCAGCCAATTTAGCAAGACTTGCTTGAAGACTGTCTCTGCTAATTGGATCATTAGGTCTCTTTTCACTTTCTTGAGCCAACTTCTTACTAGCATCAGCAAAGCTCATTTCCTTTCCTTTCTTCTTCATTACTCCACCAAGTCCTAATTCCTTATACATAAAGAATGGAACTTTCATTCTATCTGAGAATACATAGTCATCGTATACAGTCTCTCCTTCCTCCACAAGATTAGGAATTCCTTGAGGATCTAAGCCCATAGGAACTCCATCCAAAGGATTTTCTTCATGTGATCCTCCCTTATCAATATATAAAAGTCCATTAGTCCAATCTGTGATATTGGTCCCTAATTCTCCACCAAATGCACTTAAATTCTTTAAACTCATATCACTATCTCGTTTTACTTTTGCTACAATATTAGCCCTTGGCCTTTCATAACCTTTAGCTAAATAGTAATGTGCTTCTTCTGGAGTTCTGGCATTCAAGAATCCCTCGTAGTCTTTCTTGTTAATCCAATGTTCCTTACCATCAAAAGCACTCAATGTATCTATCAGATGTCTTGTCTGTCCTTCAAGACTCATATCCTTTGGTTTACGGCTACCATGCCACTGTCCTAAACCAAAAGCAGAACCTCCATCACCAACAACAGTAGGGTCAATAGAAGATTCTCTCTGAAGATTATACTTGATACCTTGTATTTGTGTATCATTGAATTTACCACTTCTTCTTAATTGGTCTTCAATATAGTCCCAGTTGCTATTGCCAAAACTTCTCTTTGAGGTAGCTCTAGAGGGAGTATGTGAAGATGTGGGGATTTCCGGTACTACAGGTAGAGGATTTACTGAAGGATTTGCAGTCATTAATGCTTGAAGTCCTTGGTTCTCTGTTTCCAAAGAAGATAGTTTCTTTTGCATATCAGCATACTCTGCTTCTCTCTGAGCCTCTATCTGTTTTGCCTCCTCTTGAGCTGCCAGAGCTTCAAGTCCTCTATTATATCTTACAGCAGCACCAATAGGGTCTGAACCAAACTCATCTAAGAAAGCAGACTTTAGTCCTCCATCTGCAAAAGTCTTTGCACCACCAGTAAATCCAGTTTGCATAGTTTGTCCTTTACCAGCAATAGCCTCACTTCTTTTATCAATAGTGTCAAAGTATCTGTTCTGCTGCATTAAACCCAAAGCTCCTCCACCAAAACTAAGTGGTCCTCCATAAGCAGAATAATTAGCAAGTTCCTCATTTAAAGAATCTGCCATCAAGTTCTCTGCATTATTAAGTATGCCTCTCTGAGCTAAAAGACTGGCATCAGTTCTTGCTTCTTTCAGTTGCTCATTTCTTTTTCTTGCCCATCCTTTTTTGAACACTCCTCCTTTATATGCATCTTGCACATTCAGCTGTGCTTGAGGACCCTTAATATCATCCAGGGAAGATGCTGTAGAAGAGAAATTGTTTAAAGCAGTAGTTCCCTCTTTTGCAGCATTTAGCTTTTCTTGGTCTATTTTGGTTCCTACTAGAGCATTAATGCCTCCACCAACAACACCTCCAACTAGATTGAGAGCACCTTTTGCAAGTCCACCTACAATAGGAACACCTCCTACAATATTGCCAAGTCCTCCTGTAACACTCTGTACTGCATTTCCTGCACCACTTTTCTTTCCCCCTCCTAGAAGATTGCCGACTCCATTACCTATAGCTCCTGCTATACCACCAATAGTATCACCAATTATTTGAGCTCCCATTCCTGCAACACCCCCAATTAGAGCAGAACCCATTGCACTTCCTACACCTTTTAGAGCAGAGCCTCCTGGGGCAATGCCTAAGTTAGCTTTACTAAATGGGTTTTGTGCTTTAGAGATACCAAAAGCATTTTTAGAATTCAAATATTGGTCTGTAATACTAGGACCATTACCATACATATAGTCTTGAGTGTAATTCCAGGGGTTTTTCTGGTAATCAGCTTGTGCTAATGCATTAGCATTGCCCCCATTGAGAAACAAATTCCCTTCAGGAGCAAAGAGAGGTTTATTGAACTTATTGACTGTATATAGTCTATTCTTTTGTCTCATAATAAAACGTTTTATTTTGATTGCAAAGATAAGTCTTTAGTCATAACATAGAAAGCAAGATAATTTTATTGTAGTCCTATACCAACTTTTTATTATCCTTTGAACATAAAAAAGGTAAGGAAATCATTAAGGACTTCCTTACCCCAAAATAACTAATAAACGTAACTACTAAACACTAATCAAAATATGTCACAATAACATCGTGAACTTCAGTCCTATTCAAACTTCTATATTTAGGATTATCTGGATCAGTCAAGTCATCCTGTTCAGCCTCCTTTTTCAGTTTTATGTATAACCAAGGATTCCTCATTCTATCCATTGGGTGCTTCTTGATTCTTGCAGTAGGAAAGAAAGACTGGTCAAATGTTTCATCAAATACATCTTCATCTCCAGCATTATCCCTAGGAACATCAGTTCTCCAAATCCTAAACTTCCTGATGAGACTTGCCTCATTATCCAAAGTGTGGTGAGAGGAGGGCTTCATATTCTTATTGTTTTTAAGGTAGCCTATACCATGCTGATACTCATCCCAAACCTCAAGAGAGTCAAATGGTAAGTATGGATAGTATTTTCCTGTAGCCTCATCAAGCCACATATCATAGTCCACACAAGCCCTAAACTCCATATTGGTAAATATCTTACTAATTTGAGGCTCCTGATTAGCTATCAGGATAGTAGAGTAGGATTTATTTACCCCGAAGAATCTACAATAATCTCCTGACTGATGCTTCCATAAAGTATTATCCTTTATCCATATGCCTGTATCATCCAGATTACAGAAGAAAGAAGCTCCTCCATAGTCATAGAAAGATGTAAAGGCATTGAGCTTTTCAGAGTAAGCCAGTGAGATAGAGTTATTAATAAACTGCACGTCCTGATTTAACCTATCATAATAGGCTACAAAAGCTGAATGGTTTTCATGCTGAGGATCTGCTACAGGGAAGTTTGGGTTCCAACTTACTGCGCTTGATGTGATAAATTTCTTGCAGAAGGTATTAACTCCTCCCTGTGTAGAAAGGTTCTGCATCTGCCCGTTAAACAGATAGATGCTCTTCTCATTTGAATCCATAAAGTAGATGCCTGAAGGTGTCTGCACAATACTCCATTTATTAGAGCAGCCAACTACATTGGATATATAACTCTTTCCAGTAACTTTGCCTGAATTACCCAGTTCAATAGGCACTCCCTGTTCTGTTGAAAGCTGTGCCCTCTCATTATACAGTATCTGTGATACTCCACTATCTTGAAAAGCCAATAGTTGGTCATTAAACCTTATTATTTTACTGATAGGTCCTTTATCTCCATCCAGCTCCAGGATAGAAGCAAGTGTAACATTTGTCCACAAGTCAACATCAGCTTCTGAGCTCTTAGTCTTACTCCATGTAACTTGACTTGGATACTTACTATCTTTGTAGAAATCCTCATCCATAATCTTATATGAGAAGAAGTTGTTTATCTGACTATATACAGGATTAAACAGATTAAAGTTTTGAGGACTCATATTGAGGTTGTTAATCTGGCCTCTATTCCTATCATATCTTCCATCAATATTAGTCCTTGTCTCCAGCATGAAGCTTCCTATCTCAACAAGCTGGTTAGGATCTTCTCTTGTGAATGGATATGTCTTCAAGCAATCCCACCTCTGGTAATAAGTATCACCATAGCTGTAATCAAAGATAACATGTTCCTCAACAACAGGGAATGGATTTCCCTCTTCGTCTTCCCATGTAGTAACTACTGATGTTGTGTGGTCAAGTCTTACTGGCTCTCCACATGGAATCCATACATTTTCCTTTAAAGCATCATTGGAACTTCCTCCAAATGGCAATGTAGGCTCCTGAATAACCTCTAGTATAGGCAGAATACAATTATGTGTGTCATCAAGGACACTGGTGTTATACTTCTTCCATAGGATACTTGAAGTCTTAAAGGCGAGGTGTGGTGTAGACTTATACTTCATTCTGACACCTTCCTTTTTAAGCACTATGTCATTATATTGATTTCCGACAGTATAAGACTCCCCATCATCTGGAACTCTCCAGCTCTTGTCACCTGTAAGACTCTTTCTATAAAGTCCAGGCCATTTAATCCTATTGTTTGTATTAAGTACAGCAAAAGTCTTCCACCAATTATGAGTTGAATTAAATGGTGTATTAGCAGCCCTTGTAATACTGCTGTTTGCATGTGCAAAGTATTGCCCATCACTATTATCTGGAATAAGCAACGCATCTACATTTCCCTTATAAACATTATCTCCAAACTTTAAGATACCTGTCTGGTCTGTTGAGTATAGCTGGGGTTTAAGTATAAACTCCTTAGTCTGGATAAAATCTTCCTGACCACCGTCTGGTCTATCATAGAACTTTGTCTCTGAGTATCTCAGGTTAGAGATAACCTTCTTCTTAAGCTCAGAAGTCATGTTACCTTTATTGGCGGGTCTGATAATGTCATTATTCAAGGCCCCAGTCTTATTCCATAGATACACCATCCACTTAGCAGATGAGGACTGCTCTACCATAGACCTGATAACATTTTTCTCTCCTGCATACTCACCCCAGTCTTCCACAACAAAGTCATCATAGAATAGTCCTGATACAATACCATGATTACCCTTACTATCAGTAGTTGGGTCTCCATTGTCCTTCATAGAGAAGGAGTTATGTACAAAGCCAGAGCCATTATTACTACATGTAGGAGTGACTGTCTGGATATCAATATCAGACAGGGTACTTTTGAATACAGAGCAGCCTACTTGCTTAAACTGGGTATTGCTAAAGTCCATCAAGGACAACTGCTCATCAAATTCTATGTCTGGAGAATTGAACGTAACAAACTCATTATCAATCTGAAATTTGTTCTTTACATCATAATCTCCCTGAATCTCTACCTGTCTTATACTGATAGGAGCAATACTTGGACTTACAGAGTATCTATCTGGGTCAAAAGAACCTCCTGTGTCTGCACTGATGCCCTTCCATGTATAAGGTAATGTTCTATCTCCACTTGAATTATAACTAAAAGGACTTACAGCACCTGTATTCAAGTCAACCTTACCTCCATTAGAGGCTCTAAAGAACCATGATGCCTGAGCATAAATATCCTTCTGCGTATTTCTATGTTCACTGGTAAATAATGTTGGATTGACTATTCCTTGGCAGATAACACGTCTGTCTTGAATTTTAGGAAAGACAACTACAGGTCTGAGTTTTGTGTAGTTTGCCTTCTTCAAATTATTAAGGAAATCCTGTCCTTTTCTTCCCTTACCAATATCAGCTTTTAATGTAGGTACTGTTATTATATTATTGATTTTATCATAATGAGGCCTGTTATATATAGTCTCATCTCCTATCCATAGAGGCTCACTCCATTTTCCACTCTTATGTTGGAACTGTACACCAAGACGGTAAGTATCAAGTGTCTTAAAGCCTCCACAAGGCACACTTTCCTTAGTTTGTCCTGCACTAGTTACTTTATAAGAAGTAAGTTGGTTAGCATACTGATAATTTCCTTCTGATATAAGTTCTGGTTTGAACTTTCTGCTACTTTGTGTAATATCAGTTACAGCCTTAACAGTGTCAGTATAGGACTTTAACTGGTCTCTTTTGATACTAATATTTCCCAAGAATAGAGTTCCATCCTTCTGTTCCATTGTTTCAGCAACAATAGTTTCCCCTCCTTTATAGAGTAGCTCTGTCGGATCAATAGAATCACCTGATGTGCCTGTATCTATATAAGATAGCTGAATGACGTCCTTCTCTCCTGTAACCTCTATAGGTATTAATGTATCAGAGCTAATACCATCTGTAGCGAATATCCAATAGCCTGTGATATCATCATGAGTAATAGGATTTTCTGTAATCCACATACATCCTTGAGCCTGTGCTTCCTTGAATTCTACATGTGTACCATCAGCAATAATATAGTCAAACTGGTCTGTACCAAAGCATCTGATGCTTCCATCTCCAAATGGATTCTTAAACTCACTATAGCTCATATCCTCAGGAGAAAGAATGCTTCCATTAAGAGACCATGTGGGCTTGTTTATGGATAGGGCAAAGTAATCACTCTGTATGGTCTTTGACTGAGCATCTGCCAAGGAAAGATCCTGGATTCTTTTAACTATAGGAGTACTATCAATGGATGTTCTTTGAATAGAGTAGATTCTCAGATAGTCAAAGTGAGCATCAGGATTAGTGATGGTAATCCTAAAGGCATTCTCTACCTTATCTTCTGGTGAAGCCCCCCTATCCCTATAAGAAATATAATGCAAGGGTGTAGTGTAGAAGATATTACTCTCCTGTCCATTTTTTCTATAATAAGTAAAGGCATACTGTATGACACCTGGAGCAAACATTCCATTGGCACCAAGCATCTTTTCTACCTTAATCTCTTCATTCAGACTAAGTTCAGGAACAAAATCAAATTGAGATGCATCATTCTGAGCAGTCTTCTTTGCTATATTGATAACTCTTGGCTGGTTCTTTCCATCAGTCCAGTATATTTTCTGAATACTCTCTGACTCATAGTTGACCAGAGTCTCCAGTGGGTGTTCTACATCAAAGTTCAAGCTATCTCCATTCTCACCAAATAGTATCTCAACTACCATAGATGTCTTTGTATTGTCTTTATAGTGCAGCTTGTAAATGTAGTCTGCCTGCTTGTTCTGACTTACGTCATAATTAGTTGTGAATACTATAAGCTGATGATTAATGACAGCTGTTCCTATAGGAATGCCTGATAACTGGGCAGTATGATACTCTCCCCGAGAATCCATACTAACCAGTTCCATCTTTGCTGTCCCTCTTTCATTTACCCAACTTAAAAGCGTATTAGCTTCATTTGTGGACAGCCTTAAGTTCCTATTTTCAAATGCAAACTCTGGATTAAAGGCAGTAACAGAAAGGTCTCTGTTCATGCCCCTAGTTTTCCAGCCCATAAATTTCTTACTCATCTGTTTACTGCTTTTAATCCTTACCTACTCTAAAACAAAGCTAACCTTATCCAACTGCTCAAAGGACCATTTATTTGCTGTTTTCAAGCCTCCAAGAGCTTCATCAGATAATGGTTCTATCTCAATAGTCTCCTCGGTATTCTTTATATCATATAGTGCCTCTTCTACAAGTTTCTGGTACTTAAAGTACTCCTCTTTGAATGAGGAATATTCATCTTCTGTCATTGAGGCATTCTGTTCTAACTTATTCTGTTTGGCAAGTTCATACTTAATAGCCTTTTTTAGCCTATCAGCAAACTCCTTAGTTTGTGGGAAAAACTTCTTATTAGCCTCAACTTGTTCTTCCTTATATTTTTTCACAAAGGGACTCAGCTTTCTTGATATCCTCCAAACTTTAATCTTATCTAAGTCACTAAGGCATTCATCTTTTGGATTTTCAAGAAGATCATATGCCTCTTTGATTTCTGCAATCTTTAGTGTAACTTCCTTCATACTCTTCCTATTTTAGTTTAAAAACATACTTTATCCAAGCATAGTGCTTTCTCTCTTTGTTATAGTTTACCTTTCCTTGATTGGCATAAGCCTCTTGCTCAAAACTGATAGACCTATATGCATCCTTACCAGTGAAATAACAAAGTGGAATCTTTATAACCCATTCTACTAGATACCAGACAAAGAAAATCAGCCATAGGCACTCTAACTGTTGATAGGCATGTGTTACTTCATGCCGATTTACAGTAGGAGTAAACTTCTGCTTATTGTCATTTCTGACAAATACCAAGGGGAATAGCGTTATTGCTATATACCCTGATACTGGGATAATCTGATTATAAACTCTCTTAAGCTTTATCATAGTTCTAATATTTAGGATGTTCGTACTTTAAGATACCCCTGATCAACAAATAAACCTCCTATGGGCACACTCTGAGAAGAGGTAGGCCATTTATGATTATCTCCTCCATAGTCATAAGCCGCAATAATTACTTTACCATTGTCGGTAGCCATCCTAAGATTAGTAACATAGTTACCATTTTCATGGTTATAAAGATGGAGCTCTGATAGATTATCCCACATTCTATACTCTATAGTACTTAAATGACCCATACCATCACTCCTGTAGAACTGACCATTTGTATCAGTAATAGAAGAGCTGCCCAAGTTTAAGCCCGGTTTAACACTATCCCCATAAGTGTTGAAACCAAGGGAGAACACCTCTACATTATCATTATAACCAACAAGTTTTGCACCACTGTTATCAGGCTCTATTACTATCTTTTTAGATGACTCTCCTATTGTAACATTATCAATAATCTGGCATTGCTTTAACTGACCAGCTATCTCAAGATTACCATTATGGTCCAGATGGAATATGGTAACACCTTCAGATGTTATTGTCCAATCAAAGCTGTCATCTCCTTCAAATGAAAGCTGGCTGGCCTTAAGAGATACATTATCTGAAATCATCCTCAGAGTGTCTGCATCAAAAGTTATATCTTCAGAATGAATAGTTGCATCTCTGAACCAACCTTCAAACACAGAACTGGTCATATTAATCTGGTCAGCATCTAAGCTTATACCAGTAACAATTTTGCCATTTTGGTCTTTCTCTACAAAAACACCTAAGTCAGCAGAATGGGCTATGCCTTCAGAGTCTACTTCCTGGGCAAACAATTCTGAGAATCCTGCAGTTGTAACAAGGCCTGAGGTATTTGTCAGGTTCCCTTCCCCATCAAACTGGGCAGATATTAATATTATTCTGTCTTTATTCTGAGATATCCAACTTGCACTATTACCAGACTCCTCTTCTACATCATCAAGTCTATCATTAATTCCAGGTATAACTACCTCATCAATGTTTTTAAAAGCTTCATCAGCAGCCTCCTTGTTATTAGAAACTACTGACATAATACTATCAGCAGTCTGCTTAACTTCCGAAGAAGTAGCTACCTTATTGTTTACAATAGCCAGACTGCTTTCTTTGATGTCTTCCTCTACAGTAATATTATCCCCATTCTTTCTTTTTAGCTTAATGGCAACAAACTGCACATCAGAATCATCTGTAATCTTCAGTCTTCCTTCCTTTGCTTCTTCTGAATCAAGATCTACCCATCCCCTACTCCATTGTGTGGAGTTGCTATATGTTCTTTCCTGATTAAAGTAAAGCAGGCATAAAGAAAATCTGCTATCATTGGGAATAAAAGTTATATAGGAATTCTTGGTTACAGGAAGCATATTCCTCATTCTAAGACACTTAGAATCATTTACCTTGGTCTCCTCATAGGTTTTTCCTGCTTCCTCATTCTGAGTATTTCCCTGTTCCCATGCATCATAATTAGCCAGGTCAATAAGCTCAGACTCCAACTTTTCCACATGCTGAGTTACATCTTCAGTAGTTTGAAAGATGCTGGACATAGATACTAAATTCCCCTCCTCATCATATGCTGTTGCATACTGCCCTATATAAGAGTCAGTCTGGTCTCTCCAAGTAACCAGACTATCGTACTTATCATCCATTTGTGATGCTACCTGCTGCAGCTCTCCCTGAAGCAAGCTCTTTGTCTCCTGAAGTGCTGTATAGTTTGAGGCCACAGCTTCTTCTATATGGTTCTGTGATAATTTTAGCTGAGTAATAGCAGAAGAGAAAGTCCACTTATCCTCTAAAACACTAAAGGCAAGAGTTTGTCCATCAACAGGGTCTAAGAGTTCTGAATTCTTTAGAGCAGTAAGGAATGGTCCCAACTCTACATCATCCACTCTTAGTATAGACAAATACTCTATAATATCTACTAGCAGACCTCCAACCTTACTAGCAGTATTCTCTCCTCTTTTAGTAGCCTCTTTAATCTGTGAGGCTATTGCCAACATCTGATCTATAGGACTTGCCATATTAATGCTTTTTTAAATATTCCTTCGTACCATTGAATTTAAAACCTTGCCTGAAAGTATGCATACTTGGTAGCATGGTATTGAAAATATTAGCAAGAGACTCCATCTCTGAGACAGAGAAATGTAGTTACTTGGTATTGAGTTCTTGCCATAATATAATTCCTTCTTTTATTATTTATATTTTCTGTGCAAATGTACTCATATATTTATTTCTTTAGAAAGCACTTAATTTATTACTTGTCTAACAGAAAATAATTGATTTACCTATTATGTCTAACATAATAATATGTTTATTTTTGCAGCAATTAAAAAAGAAAACGAATATGGCATTAAGTTGTAGTTATATTCCCCGTAATAAAAAGGGAGAAGAGCTCAAGGGTTTCCAAACCTATAAAAAGGAATTAGGATATCAAACAGCTACTAAGGTATTCACTGCAGTATTGAGTCCAAGTTTTAAGAAACAACATGAAAAAACTTTAGTACTCGATGCTCAAGGTGTACCTACTTATGAAAGTGCTGCAAAAACTGAATATATTAAGAAATTGATAGGTAATGATAAACTAATATCAGTTGATCAAAAAAAGTTTCCTAAGGTAGAAAATAGTAGAGAAAACTATCAGAGGTTGATATTATCTGCTCATAATTATAATCAGAGTAGTGATAATAGAAATAACCTTGTAGCTATTGTTACTCAGACTCCTGATAGTATGCTTCAGGTTGAAATTAGAGAAAGGAATGAACAGAATGTAAATGAGTATGAGAGCCAATACAGTACTCAGTTACTAAATCAGAAACTTGAGGGGTTGCTTGGAGATCTTGGAGTAACTGTTGAATTACTTGAAGATTATGAACAAACCAATGGTTTTGTAGATTTTAGTAAGGCTGATGGCATAGCACAAGGCTTTGAGGGATTGATAAACATTGCCAATGGTATGCAAGGTGAACTGGCATTGAGTGAAGAGTTTGCTCATCTGCTGATAGGTATGTTCAGAGATACTCCATTAGTACAGAGAAGTCTTGCACAATTGATGAACAATGATACTTTAGTACAGGAGGTTCTTGGTGATGAGTATGAACAGAATAGAGCTTATTATGAGCAGAATCCTAACTATGATGCCTTTGGTAATGAGATTCCTTTAGAGGAAACATTGGCTGAAGAAGCTTTAGGAAGAATTCTTCAGGATAAACTGAAGACTAATGATGGGAATACTTCAGATTCTAGCCCTCTTGCTTCTCTTATTAATCGCCTCTTAAGCTATATTAAAAGAATATTCAAAGGTAGAAACTCGGATGATATACAGAAAGCAAGGAATGATGTAAGTGCTACAATGGGAGAACTTGCTAAGAATGTACTTAGTGGAACTCAGCAACTGAAAACAGAGGAATTGATTAAGAATAGAAGAAACGCCAGATTCAATCATCTAAGGGATGCTAATGACAAAGTACTGTCTCTTCTTAAGAAAGCCAATGAAATAGAGCGTAAGAGGAGTAAAATAGCTCCAAAAGAGCAGCGGAAAGATATCAGAGATAATATTGTTAAACTAGAGGCTCTGATGACTGATACTAAAAAGATGGAAGGATTGCATACCTATGCTAAGTGGGCATTGAATGATTTACAGGATGCTATGGATAAACTTGATATCAGTGGTACTCTTAATCAGCAGAATTTCACTATGCTCAGACATATCAAGAGTGTGCTTGATAGTTATGAAGGATTTATTTCTGACTTCCATGAGGTATTGGATGACATGGGAGAAGACTTCATTATAACTATCAATGGTCAGGATGTGAATCTGAGAGAGCTCTGGAGGGAGATAGATGATCTCTATAAGTCATGTGATTCTGCCTTTAAGAATCAGGCATTTGCTGCATTTAGTGATTTCTTGGCTCCTATCTACGAGAAATCTCCATTAAGGAATCCGGATGGAAGTATCAAGAAACTTAAAGAAGTGTTAGCCGGTGAGGATTTTGATATATCAGAGTTTGACAGATGGTGTACTTCTATGGGTGAGTCAAGTTCTGTATTACTACAGTTGTTTGATAAGGTTGTGAAAAATGCCAAAGATAAAGTGAGACTCAGTACTATTCATAATGTAAGGGATATCTGGAAATTAAGAGAGAATGCTGAAAAGAGAGGTATCACTTCATTTGAATGGATGTTTGAAAAAGATAATGCAGGACATAAGACTGGTAATTACATCTCTCCCTATAATCATGGCCAATTTAAGAAAGATGAGGAGGAGATGCAAAGGAAATTGATTGAGAAATATGGCAAACAGCCTATAGGAGAAGATTTCAAAAAGGCTTTTCTTGAAAGAAAGGCTTGGTATGAGACTCATGCTACCAAGGATATGTTCGGTAATAGTTTCCCTGGAGATAGGTATAAAAATCCTGAATATAGTAAATTGAGTCAGGCACAGTTAGAAACTTTGAATGAAATTTTAAAATACAAGGATCAACTTGAAATGCAACTACCTGCTGACAGAAGGAATAGAGTTAGGGCTATTCAGAGGAGAAGAAGTGGTACTCAGAGACTGATAGACTCTGCTACTAATCCAACAAATGCTTTTGCTGCTATTAAGGAAGATTTAAAGAGTGCCTTTAGCAAGAGTGAAGATGATGATTTATTGTATGGAGAGACAACTAAGGGATTGACTGATTTTACTGGACAGGAGTACATGACTCTTCCAGTGCTATATACTAATAGGTTAAAGAATCCTGATACTTTGAGTACTGATGTGTTCTCAGACTTGATGGCTTATGCTTATGCTACTAATACCTATGACCAAATGAGTAAGGTATATGACCCATTAGAGGTTGGTGTAAGTGTAACTGCTCAGAAAGAATTTGTGAAGAATGCAGGCTCTAAGACCAAAGAAGAGGTACTAAATGTACTAGGCAGAGTTACTCATAAGAGTATTAAGGTCGGAAGTAATACTAATTTTGCTAAAAAGTTAAGAGATTATCTGGAATGTCAGGTATACGGAAGGTACATGAAAGAAGATGATGTGCTTGGAGTAAACGCACAGAAAACTCTTAATGTATTCCAAAAACTCACTTCTATGGCATACCTTGGATGTAACTATCTTGCTGGTGTTGCTAACGTTGCAACAGCTGCTGGTATGCAGAATATAGAAGCTGCTGCTGGAGAGTTTTTTGGAGCCAAAGAATTAGCATTAGCAGATAAGGAATATGCTGCTATGATTCCTGAGTTTATTGCAGAGCTTGGTAGCAGAGAGAAACAAAGTAAATTGGCTCTGTTTGATGAGCTCTTTGATGTGAGACAGAATGCTAAGGATAAGTTACATAATACTCAGATGAAGAGTATCTTCAGAAGGTTCTTTGGTAACAACTGGTTATTTGTTCAACAGGGATTAGGAGACCACTGGATTTACAATAGAACTGCTATTGCTATGGCTAAGAAAAAGCGAGTTAAAGTTAATGGTAGGGAGATGTCTGTATGGGATGCTCTTGAGATTGTAACTGATAAGAATGGTTATAAGTATATGCAGCCTAAGAAGGGTACAAAGAATCTTGATGGAAATGTGTTTGATTCTGGACAGTTTTCAAGAGAAATAGCTCATATTAACCACGTAATAGCAGGTATCTATAATGATGATGACCAAAATGCAGCCAATAGAGTAATGCTTGGCAGGTTGGCTATGCAGATGCGTAAGTGGATTATACCTCAGATGATGCGCAGATTCCAGGGTAAGAGAATGATACTTGACATTGGCAGGGAAGAAGAGGGTTATTACAGAACTGCTGGTAGATTAGCTAAGGATTTATGGAAAGGAGGATTCAAGCTGACTACTGAATGGGAAAAACTTAATGAGAGTGAAAAAGCCAATGTAAGAAGGGCTCTTACTGAAATGGCTCAAACTTATGCTTTGTGGGTTCTGTGTACTTGTCTTGGAAGTGGAATCAAGGATCCAGACAGAAGTTGGGCTATGAAGTTTGCTGAGTATATGTTGCATAGAGAAGTACATGAATTAGGATTCCTGACTCCAGGCCCAATGATGTTGACTGAAGGTTATAAGACAGTCACTTCTCCATTTGTAGCTGCAAGTGCTGCAAATAAGCTAGCTCAGGCTATGGTAACTACCATTAATCCTGCCAACTGGTTCCCAGATGATGATGAGTTGATTCAGAGTGGAAGATATGAGGGGCACAGTTATCTGTATAAGAGATGGGCTGAATTACCTTTGCCTCCATTTACACAATTTAGACAAATTGATAAGTTTGTCGAGGATCTTGATACAGGTACTAAGTATTACGCAAAAGATTATAAATAGTTCCATAAGCGATATTGTTTTTAGTAAGTTGAAGGGAACCACCTGTGGAGGCAGTTCCCTTTTTAATTTGTATATATATGGAGTTAATGTATTTTTCTGAATTCCTTGTTTCCTAATGCTTCATATCTGTTATAGAAGTCATCATGTCTCGGAATTATCTGATGCAATATATTGGTAATTGTCTGCATCTCTGATTCAGAAGGAGTTTTGACCTCTTCCTCAAGCTGTCCTGCTGCCCAGCAGTATTCTTGCTCTGTATGATTTAATACTTGCTGAGTAATCTTTCCCTCCTCAAAGAGCATGGTAAACATCTGACATTTTACATATAATTCAAGTGCTTTAAGGTACTTTGTATTGTTAACAAGTAGAGGAAGACCTTCATCATCAACTGGTATGGCTTTATAGGCGATAATTACCCTACCTTCTGGAAATGATGTAATAATAGTCCTATTCTGAGTTTTGAATTGTGGTTCCTGCCTCAGATGATTATAATACTTGCCTCCAGGATTAAAAGCAGCTGTCATAGACCTTAGTGGAATATCAGTCTTGCAATCTTTTACCATATTAATCTGAATGAGATCACAAGGTAACTTTCCTCTAAAGTCACATATATCAACTTCTGCCTGTTTATCCTCATATAACTCAGGGAATCCAAAGATACCAATAAAGTCAATGGTGTATTGAATAGCTTGCTCAAGAGTAAATTCCTGAAGCAGCTTATGACGAAGTACTCTTGAAAGTAACTCCTTAATGCTAATGTACTCTATCTCTTTTACCATAGCTGTTAACTTTTATTTTAAATATCTACTGTTTCTGCCTTTATTCCCTGTCTCTCTATAGCTGCTCCTAGTGTCTTTATCAAACTTCTGTTGATTCTGAACATATAGAATCTACGATTATGGTATGTCGCTTTCTTCTTATGATAACGAATGCTATAAATAAAAGGCTGCACTCTCTTAATACGTTTATGCCCCTCAGGATCTTCATTATAACGATATTCAAGAGTCTTTTTCCAGTCAGTTCTATAATTTGTTTTCAATTCTCCCTTTTCATAAGTAACTTTAGCTGGAGTACGTGTAAGGACTAAGCAGCCCATTTTATATGGAAATTCTATTTCATGTCCTTCAAGTAACATACCTGCAAGCTCTTTGTGTACCTCAGATATAATCTGGCTATACAATAACTTATCAACAGTTTTTCCTCCAGTAGCTTTCCAATGATTAGCCCTTACCCAATGAAAAGCATCTCTTGCTCCAAAACAGTGGGCAATTTTATGGGGTTTGGATCCTCTCTTTTGCAGTTTTCCTACAAATTCCTGGTATTGTTCCATATTTTACCTCGCTTGAGATTCAGGACTTAAATTGTCATTGGCATTATTCTCTTTATCTTCTGGGGCAGCAACAGATGGAGATAATTCCTTAGTAATAAGTTCTATGAGTGGGGCTATGAGAGCATCTTCCATAGGAAAGTCCCTGTCAAGTATATCACACGTTTCAGGGTTTCCCTGATTATCACATTCAAGATTAGAGGCTTCTTCTGCATTCTCAAAGATACCAGTCACTTTAAGCTTATTCTCCCCTTCAAGATAAAGGAACTGAGGATTACTACTTGTAATGTAAACATAGGAATCTGGGCCAAGGCAAGCATAAAGGATGTTCTGCATGTATTTATTACTGCCTACATACTTGAATCTATCCTTGCTAACCATAGTAATATCTCCTTTAAAATAACTGGCAGAAGTATAAAAACGAGAATTACCAAAAGGTAACAAATTAGGCACTGGCTTTGTAGTACGGAGATAGTAGCCTCCAATACAAGGAAGTCCTTCTATAGCCTCTACTCTCTCAAGAGAGAGACATAGAGTCTGATAGTTACTCTCTGGTATCTGTTTTTTCAGGTCTGTATAATAACGTTGCTTTAACAAGAAACTCCTATACCTACCCGCCAAAAAGATGATATGTTCTTCTGTAAAGATGCTATCATCACTGGTTATCTTCAGCTCATCCAGCACCATGCTTACTATTTCCTTATACTTTGCCATAGTATGAATTATTCTGATTCTTCACTATTCTCTGACAAAATCATAATGTCAGAATTCTCATCGTCACCATCAAAGGCTTTTAATACCTCTGTATTTTCCAGAGTCTTAACCCTATGGGCCATCTCTGTCATCTCACCAATATGTAATTTTCCCATTTTCAAATAATCTGGATAAGGAATTAAACAACTTGAACCAAATAGGCAATTAAGTGCCTTCTCTATCTCATGGTAGTCTTCTCTACTAAGTCTTGCTCTATAATCTTCATAGACAAAATCTCTAAGGAAACCTAGTATTAAGAGACTAAATACATCCCCATATTTATGATACCCTAATCTACTTAGGGCATCATAATATTGGGTAATAGAAGTATATATAAATTTATCCATGACACCCACAAGGTTTAGAACTACTCAATCCATTTATACCATGATGCCCATAGAACATCTTTTTCCAAAAGTCAATAGCAGGCAGATAATGCTCTGTGTTTACAGCAGCCTTGAATCCATTCCAAAGAAGTATCATATCAATAAATCCTTTTGAGATGGTACAAGAGTCCGCAAGATCTCTAGTGAACTGCATTACTTTCTGATACAACATATTATCATCAAAAGTTACTCCGAGAGTAATTTCTTCATCCAGTCTGCATGGAGTACACTCTGAGGGTGTTCCTTTAATCTTAACAAACACAAAGAAGAGGTCACTGCTAAAGTCAGACTTTGCAAAGTGCTCATTGAAATCTGATGGTAGCAATACCAAATCAGCTTCTTTTTGATTACCCTCAAATACCTTATTATATATATAGTCAGATGTTGGCATATTAGGATTAGTCTCTGATACCTTGTCAGCAGTCATAATAGTAATACTGTCAAGATAGATGTCATCAAAGTATTCTGCTTTATTGACATGTAGATTAATGTACATCTTCTTGCCATCATCTGAAATGCGCAACTGGTCAAATATAACACTCATAAACCACCTCCTCTCTTAAAATAATTGAATGTTGAATGTGCCAGTAAAAGGCGATTCACTCTTATACACCTTATAGGTAGCTTCATTTATTGTAGTGGTTCCATGCAAAGTCATTGCAACCTCCATACCACTCATGAACACACTTGGTACTTCCATAGCTTCTGGGAATATAAGCCATATTTTCTGGCTATTTGCAGTAATAGCTACCAAGCTTCCCTTAACTAGTATATCATGATGATAGGTAGCAGTTTTGATAGTTGTTGACTGAGTGGCTGCACCAACATATATATCTTTATAGAACACAGCTTCCTGAGCCTCTGAGTCCTTTATGAAAATATCATTACTACCTTTATTTATTATTGAAAGATATTTCTTTGCCATAATCCTTTATGTTTTATTCTGATTAAAGAATTAAAAGGAAAGGGAGAGGGAGGATTTAAACCCCTCCCCTTCCCTATAATAGTGGACTTATTACTCAACAGTAATAGTAGCCTGAGTACCAGTGAAGGTCTGAGCAGCAGCCTCTGCAGTACCAAGGTCTGTAATAGCCTTAGATGTAGCAAGAGTAGCAGCAGAACCAGCATTGAAGGTATCTGCATCCTTAGAAGGCAGAGTACCAGCAGTGAAGCTGTCAGCAGCCTTAGAACCACCGTCAAACTTGGTAACATCAATAGCAGCCATAGAACCTGCATTCCATGTATCAGCTGCCTTGCTAGGCAGAGAGCCTGCATCAAATGCACCTTCAGTGTAAGAAGGCAGTGAACCAGCTGAGAAGGCACCCTCTGTAAAGGTTGGCAGAGAACCAGCAGCAAATGTACCCTGAGCAGTAACAGCATCAGAAGTAGAAGCAGCACTCAGAGTCAGAGTCTCATTATCCTCATCATAGGTAGAAACCTCACCCTCAGTAGCGAAGGCACTCTTAGTCTCTGCACCCAGTGAAGGAAGTGTACCCTGTGTAAAGGTATCAGCAGCCTTTGATGGGAGTGATCCAGCATCAAAAGTGTCAGCCTCCTTTGATGGAAGTGAACCTGCGCTGAAAGCACCCTCAGAGAATGAAGGAGCAGTACCAGGAGTGTAGAAACCTGTACCCAGAGAAGCAGCAGTAAATGCACCCTCCTGGAATGTAGGCAGACTACCTGCACTGAATGTACCCTCAACAAAGCTAGGAGCTACACCGTCATTATTGTAACCAGTTACAAAGTCACCATCAGCTGTACCTGTGAAAGATACTGTAGAAGCAGCATTTGTACCAGCAGGGGTGTAAGTGCCACTTGCACTATCCTTGAATGCCAAAGCACCAAGTGAACCAGTAGAACCAAACTCCTGCCACTTACCAGAAGCACCTGACCAAATGAACTCAGACTCACCATAGATGGCAATATCACCAGCAGAAAGAACCTTCTGACCCTCAGAAGGATTGCTTACTACATAGGTAACACCGTCAATCACCCAAGGGCCTGTAGCATCACCATCAGCAATAGGAGTTGTAGACTTACCAAGGTAGTGAAGACCACCTGATATTTTTGAATAGATGTCCTCAATAGACTCACGAGCCTCTGCATCCTTCAACCAAAGGGTATCTGTACCCTTAACAATTTTACTAAGATACTTTTTTGGATCTGGCATAAAACTAAATCTTTAAAGTGTTAAACATAAATTAAACTATATATCTGTGGCGGGTAGTTATCCCGCAAATCAGAATCTTGTGTTAACAGGTATCAAAACCTATTAGATTATTATCTGAGCCTGAATAAATGGTTTGCCATTTCTCTCAAGAACCAAAGGTTTCTTTGTTCTTAGGCAGTAGTCCTGCAAAAACTCTGAGAACATCTGTACTATCTCCTCATCAGTTATCTTGCGGGCATCCTTGGAGATTGAACCATTCTTCAATGCTCTTCCAAAGTAAATTCCATCCTCACACTGAAGGAACTCATAATCTTGTAATGCTGACTTTGCCATACTCTTAAGGTTGTACATCATAATCCATAGAAAGAGACTCATCACTTATATCATAAGTCTTCTGAATCTTATTCTTCACACTATCATTCAAGTCCCCCATCTCAACTGAGTTATCAATAATCTGCTCAGTACCTACTGTGTCAGGACCTGGTGTACCAGAATCATCATCCTCATTCTCCCAACCAGCACCCTTATATTTCAGTATCTGTCCATCCTCTACAGAAGACAGTGTTACATCCTCAAGGTCTGCAAGTCTCTTTGCACCAACACCATCAAGATCATAAGGCTCATCATCCTCTGGAGTTGTAGAATCCTTAGTATTCATGATTCTCAGGGCATCCCACTTACCATTCTTATATCTGTAGAAGGCAAAGCCTCCTTCAGTAGGTCTCAGCCAAATGACATTAGTTGACTGAGGCTCAGTAACTGATTCTACAATTTTGTCATATATCATCATAGTCTTAGAACTTTAAAGTGGGGAATGGGGATTACTCTCCATCCCCCGTGTTATAGACAAAAAAGTAGCACTCTTACCAATTAGCAGACTTCTTGACAACTACATTGTAACCTGAAAGAACAGTGTTCTCAAGGTCTGAAACAATCTTAGCCAACTCAGTCTTTTCACCTACCAGAGTAATGGTCTTCTCGCTGTGACCAATATTATGGCTGTTACCCTCATAGTAGAAATGAATGTCTAACATGCTGTAACCAGCAGCCAGAGATGGGTTAACCATATACTTGGTGTCAATGTTATTAGGCCAATCCTGTATACCATAGATATCACCACGATTCTTATGGAAGAAGTACTCCATATCAGCAACAATCTTTGAGTTTGGCAGAGCATTGGTATTATTAGCAGTAACATCAGTTACAACACCCCATACCTGATCCATCTGATTAGCATAGATAGTAGAGGGCTGTACCTCAAAGTTTACATACTCAACCTTTGCACAACCCAGTCTCCAAGGCTGCTCAACTTCCTCAAAGATAATACCTGTAGCAGTAATAGCACTCAGGTCAGATACCTTAGTCTTAGAAGTAATCTCAGTATTGTTGGCATCACCCTTCAAAGTAATCTTTACCAACTTTACTGATTCACGGCTGAAATTCTTAGCCAGATTAATTGCAAGAGACTTGTAGAGAGCATCAGCAGAAGTGCTGAAAGCCTTAGCTGCACCAAACTTTACCTTAATAGAATCATCACCATTGGCAATATAGTTCTTAATGGTGACATTAACAAGATAATCCTGGCCAACAATAGGAGTTGCACTTACATTAGAATCAAGCACAAGCTCTACTTTCTTCATCTTGTGTTTCATGTCATCAGCAGCAGTAGCCCTGATATCCATAATCTGACACTTGTTAACCAAATCTGACCTCTGGAGGCCATCATCTGTAGCACCCATAATATTGAAGAAGAACTCCTTACCATCAGCAGTTTCCTTCATTTTAATATCACCAGCATTTACAGGGTCTGCATTGGCTGCTACTACACTGTTTACGACATAAAGCTGTCGTGACTGATTTTCTGTAAACATTGCCATAATCGTAAATTAAATTAAATTAAACATAGCTTCTGGTAATGGCAAACCATCGGCATTATCTATTCTCGTTGTTATTTTCTATTCTGATACCTTTAGACCTCAGAGCTAATCTAACTGCTCTTTCTAAAATTTTCTGATGAAGAATCTCTGGAAGTTCACAGTCAGTAGCTGTATATATACCATTAATTGAAACATCCGCATCAAAATCTGTCAGCACAATAGGCTTCAGTTTACGCAAATATCTTATGTAATAAGATGTGACTCCATACTTACTAACAATTTCCACATTACCTTCCGACAAATCCAATCTTAGTGCTCTTCTGTCATTAGCTCCTCTAAAAGGATTCTTGCGAATTTTATGATATTCATCCTGTCTTACAGGATAGACATCTAAGCTAGTAGATCCCCCACATTTACCATCAGTAATAATTACCCTCTCAAATGTTATAAACCAAAGGTCTAGTGGCAGTGTGAAGAATTTTGAGTTGGATTCAAGCCCAAGAAAGTTTCCATTTGTAGTAGTAATAGGATTAAGTTCTGCTTCCTTGATAAGCGGAGACAGATATCTTCTTATCTCCTCCGTAGCTTCAAAGGCTTCTCTATCCAAATTTTTACCGGTATAAAGAGAGAGTGCTTCCTCTTCCTGAGCCTGAGTTAGGAATACCGACTTCTCATACTCATCAAGCACAATATCTGTTTTAGCGTTTGAATTACCAAACTGAGCAGTATTGGCATACCCATTGAGTAAGGTATCAAAGCTGGAACTGAATTCTTCTCTCGTCATACTTTTTATTATTATATGAGTTATTCACTGCGTTGTCCTGCTGCTAATTCTGCTTGTATATTATCATTGCCTGTTGCAGTCCAAGCAATCTTTGCAAGCTCTACTGCTCTCTGAAGAATATCCTCATGCAAGATTGGATCAATCTCACATTCTGTAGAGGCAGTACTTTGACCATCAATAGTAAGACCATCCAAATCAGCTACAATAATAGGCTTTGGAACTCTTACATATCTTACTGAATAAGAGCTTACAGTCTCTCCTACTCCAGCAATAATCTCTACTCTCTTTGTAGCAATAGTACCTGATACAGAGCCTGAGTTAATAAGTCTCCATACCTGATTCTTCAATGGTCTCTTGAAAGGCTTAGACATCAATCGTGTGTATTCATCATATCTCAATGGAATAACCTGCTTAATAGCAGAACCTATCTTTACAGTCTCATTGATAACAATATATACATCATTGGGATATGAGAATACTTCGCTCCTCTCATCAATCTTATTTGTGTCAGACATTGTTACTGATGTACAAGCACCAGTTTTCATAAGTACAGAGAAGTCTGCCTGCCTCTTAGCAGAATCATCAAAACCCTGCTGAAGATTATTGCCTTTACTTTGGGCAGAAAAATAGTTCTTTACTATCTCTTTTTCGGCCTTAGTGAGAAAAAGGCTCTTCTCATATTCATTCAAGCCTGGGGCTTGATTTGATGTGATGTTGTTATATAGAACATCAAACTGGTCTGAAAATTCTGTAATTGTCATAACTTCTCTTTTATTTTTGATACTGCGAGGGAACTGGCTTTCACCCCAGCCCCCAAGCAGATGTGTTTATTCTTCTTCTAAAGTTTCTCCTTTTAGTAATGCCTGTAGCTTGAAGAGTCTTTCCTGGTTTGCAGGTTTACCAAGCCATTTAGCAGCCATCTTTAAAGTTGGCTCCTCACCATCACCACACATAGGAATATTACCATCCTTGATATACAAGAATCCGCCCCTGTCAGCAATAATACCTTTTGAGATGCATTTACGAATAAGTACCTTATTATCAAGACTCTCATCTTCCATAATAGAAAGGAACATCCTTGCATTCTTTGGTGTGTTCTTAATCAGGTCAAGAGCCTGTGTCTGCAACCAATCCAATGATGTGGCATCTGAATATTTTTTGCCCATCATAGTCTCTACAACAAGCTTCAAAACATCCTTGTCATCAGCAATCTTACCAAGCTTCATAACAGCCTGAATAGTTGCATCAGTATTACTCTTAGACATCTTGCTTTCCTGGCCCTCACGAATAATCACAAACTCATAAGTTTCCTTTGGTCTTGCAGCCCACTCTTCCATAGAAGGACAAATCTTATCCTTGTTAGCCATCAGAATCTTTACAGCAATATAGTCTGTTGGCTTAGACATATCAAATATATTATCACGTTTCTTAAGAGTCACTGAACTCAATCCATTTGGATTAGCATTACTCCAGTAATTCTCCTCCTTAGGCTGACGATAAATAGATAATGCATTCTCAGGCAAACCCATTACATACTCCAAGTAATCCTTCTCTTCCTTTGTAAGAACATTAACGAAGTTATTACTTTTCTGTAACTTAGGTACACAATAGATGTAGAAAGCATTTTCATGCATTCCATCACCCATGATATGATTAGAATCTTGTACCAAATTAGTACGCTTGGGTAATTTTCTGAGTATTACTCTCTCATTTACCAAACAGCTTTTCATCTCTTTCTTCTCTTCTCCCATTTTTAGTATCTCCTATCTTTACTTCTTGTTTATTTTTCTTTTATAGTGTTGTATGAAACCCAAAGGAATCAAGAGCACTTATAAAGCTTCAGAGGGGAGAGAAGAAGCTCTGCAACTTCTCATCCCCACCTTAGCCTATTATCTTAATCTGAAAGGATGTCAGGAAGAACCCTTACTGTACGAGTAGGATCCCAAACAACAATACCTACATCTGCCATCTTGTGAATTACAGCAGCATCCTCATCGTTACTCATGTGGTCATTGTTCCATGCACCAGTGAAAGGATTGCGGAAACCAGCCTCATAGCCCATCCACTCATCAGGATGTCCCTTAATCTTACACTTCTGGATATTTGGCTCTACACTTGAACCAAGGTCAAGAATATCAAAGCAATAAGAGCTTACAGGGCCTCCCAGAGGATGTGTAAGCTTGTAACCACTGTGATTGATGTTATCCTTGCTCTGGTCAACCTCAAAGGTAATCTTAATACCCATAGGAGCAATAAACTCAACAACCTGAGGAGTAGCTACAGAGATGCCACCACCATAAGGAGCATGAGCAGCAGAAGCCTTCTTTGCCAAACCAAGAGCTACTGCATCAAACTCATAAGCTGACTTCCAGCCTGATCCCTCCTGAGAAGCTTCCTTCTGCAACCAAGCAATACCACGCTCACCACCTCTAACAGTTACAGCTCTATCCTTGAAGTCAGTTCTTCCTGCAAACAATGCATAGAGACCTTCCTCAATCATCTTCAGAGGAGAGTCATTGTAGTAAATAGTATTACCGCCTTGCTCCATCAACTCATAAAGACCAGCACCTGTGCGAATAGCATCACCTGATACACCAATGTTAGTGTACTCACCATTCTTATTGCGGTTACTGCGACCCCAAACAAGAGCATAAGTCTTATAATCACGGAATGTCTTCTCAAGCTCAAAGTCCACATTCAGCATCCAAGAATTAACTGGAGTTGGTTTAACACCCTGACCCTTGTTCACCAGAACAGAGATAGCCAGCTTATCATCCATCATATCACCAGATACCTTGTGATGAATACGAATATGAGAGAACTCATTACGAAGAGTTGCAGGAATTGCATGGCGAATACCACCAACCTTACGAGAAAGACCTCCTTCTACAAAGGCAGCACCATAACTAAACATCTCACCAGGCATCAGACGCTCTGCGGGAACACCATCAGTGATACCAGCCATAGTCTCTACCTTATACACATAGCGAGAACCCTCTTCACGTGCATCCTCAAGAACTCGCAAAGGATACTTGTTACCAAGGTTACCTTCAATAGTCTCTCCCTTAAAGAACCAGTGCTCTCCAAATACCAGATAGAAAGGAGCTGTACCTGCACCTACATTATCAGTGTAATTAGCATCAACTACAACACCATTCTCATCACGGCACTCCAGCAGTTCAATTACTCGGTCTGTAGAACCAGTAACATCCCATACATAGTCATCACCATTCTCAAATTCCTTTGTAGGAAGCTTTGATACCAATGTATCAAAAGTGGGGCCATTAGTAGCAGCCAACAATTCAACCATCAAACCACGAACCTTCTGGGTCTTAGAACCAAAGATTGAGCTGATATGCGTTTTCTTTGTGATGTTTGGAGCCCAAGCATCAAAATGCTGCATTGTAAATTTTCCAATTTGTCCAGCCATAATCAACTAAAATTAAGCATTAATAAACAATTTTATTTTCCCTGTTTTATATTTCAACTTTATGCTAAAGTCCAACTTTCTCTGTCTTCATTATCTGGAGCATTGTTTGCCAGATTCAAAGTACCATCTCCGTTTCTTCTTGTAGAGTTCAAAACACTGGCCACTTCTTCAAATCCCTTTTTTATTCCCTGTTGTACCTTCTTATTGGTAAGCTTGCTAACATTCTTAAAATCATCTGTTAAAGCCATCAGCAAGGCAACATTCTCCATAAATTCCACTGGATGTTCTCTTTGATACTTCTGTAATGCATTCATCAGATTTCCATTCTCATCTTTGTAAATGGGTTTGGTAATATAATCATAGGCTTTTTGCCTTGTCTGCTTATCTACCTTTACACCATCATAGAAACTTTCTGTATCCAGAATATGTTTCTTCAGATTTGAGAATTGCTTTTGCTCATTGGCTTTGTTGGCCTTCTGCCTCTCTTCCATTTCCTGCTGGAAATCATCAATCTGTTGCTTGTAGAATTCCTTACAGGCATTGAAGGCTTCCTTGGCATCTTCAATATCAGTACCGTCATCAAAGCTTTTTTGAATCATTTTCACTGCCCTCTCATGCTTAAAACCTCGATTAATATAATCCTGGTACATCATCTGTTTACGAAGCTTCTCTCCTTCTTCTCCTTCCTTAACCAAGGTATCATAAGTATCCTTGTTATCAAGATACTGTGAGAGGTTAATGGCCTGCTGGTACTGTTGCATCTCTTCTGAGCTTGCACCTCCATCCAGAGCTTTTTTCAATCTCTGCTGTTCCTCAGTCAACATCTTTTTAACTTGATCATCAAATAGTTTCCTAAGGGTTGCAGCATCTGTTACAGAGTCTAATTCTTCATCAGAAAGGTCAGGGAAAACACCTTCGTCTCTAGTTGCCTTGGCAATGGAAGAGAAGAGATTTGTTTGTGGAGAACCTTGGCCATCTGATGACTTGGGTGCTCCCCCGTTTCCCTCTGTATTCTCTCCACTGCCTACGCTCTCTGGTTGATTACCTAAAAGGTCTGAAAAATCTACCTCAGCAGTTTCTTCTGTCTCATTATTATTCTCACTTCCAGGAGTCTCCTCCCCTGTGTTTTCAGGAGTTTCTCTTTCTTCCTCCTGAGCTGCTGTGTTACTGAACATTCTCTCCACTTCTTCAGCTCCCAGCATGTTGTCTAATCCAATGCCTTCCATATTTTTTCCACAATATTTAGTTAAAATTCTATTGCAAAAGTATTGATAAAGAATTGGTGTTACAAGCCAGTAAATATTCTACTTATATCGGCACAAATAAAACAAAAATAAGCTATCTTCTCAGACAGCTTATTTCCGAATAACTAAAAACCTAAAACTATAAATACTAATACTAACCTAAAAAACGAACAATCCCTTATCAATATATCTGAAAACCGCTGTTCTCTTTCTGAATAAATATATTTTTGCAAATTATTGGTTTTTAGTTTCCACCATTATTACTCTTTGCTATTCTTTCCTGGCTTTTTATCTTCTCCCTCTCAAGCTGCAACTTTTCTCTTTCCAGCTGATTCTTCTCCTTGCTTTCTTGAATCTGTTGCTGAAGCTGTAAGCGATCTTTCTCTGAAATAGGAGTTTGCGGGTTTTCTGTAAATCCGGATGCTCTTGCAACAGAAGAATCAATATTAGCTTGTGCTTGAATCTGAGCAACAAGAATCTTGGTTTCATTATCACGCTGATTCTGGATTTCCTTCTGCTCCATCTCAAGCTGCTTCTGTTGTGCTTCAGCCTCCAGTTGCTCTTGCTGCATTTGCTGCTGAATCTGTTGTTGTTGCTGTTGCAATTCCTCAGCACGTCTTTCTGCTGCTTCCATCATTCTCACCTTCTCAGAGATAGAGTCTGTAGAATACAGTTTCATCAGTGTAGAGAAATTGAACATCTGATTCTGAATACCTGCCTGAGCTAAAGTGTCAAGCTTCTGCATAAGAAGACGAGTACCTTGAGAGCTATCAACTACAATTCCATAGTCACACTCTGCAAACTCATCACCATCAATTGTCTCTAAAGCCCTTGCTCCATCAGAAAGAATATACTCAAACTTCTTCTTTCTTCCTTTAATAGCAATCTTGGCTGTTTCAATAAATGCTTCCAATACTCTCTTCTTCAGGTTATCATGTCTTGCAAAGATAGACTCTGTAATATGAGAACTTTGTAGTGTAGCTCTTTCCACACCACCAACTGTTTCTCTATTAGATACCTGACCAAGTCTCTGAGGAGTAATACCACAAGCTTTGCCCATCTGAGTATCAAGCCAATCCAATAACTGAATATTGAATTGAATCTCAGTATTTACTGAGGCATCAATAACACCAGTAGTATTGGCATTCATAGCTCCTGCAATCTTTCCTGTTGCAGCTCCTTTTTTACCTTCGTTAAAAGAGTTCTTTACCCACAGGTGATTAACCTTGGCAAAGTGAAGAACCTTTTCCATTTTCCAGGAATCAGGACTAAAAGCAAAATCCATCTCTACAAGCTTGCCAAGATTTGACTCAAGTAGCTTGTAAAGTTTGTCCATTGTAGCATCAAACAGATAAACATAAGGCTTCAGAATATCTACCATAGATGGGCTAGAATGCTTACCTATATTATATATCTGTCCAATAATACCAAAATGGCACCTTGATGGATTACTCATAGAGTTGTATTGAATAGGTCTTGGTCTGATGTTTACATAAATATCAGTACCGATCTTTGTTCCTTCCCAAGCTTCATTTACCCAGAATATTTCTTCTTCTTCTCCCAATACTTTATTAGGAACATAATCTTCTGTATAGAAATGGAATTCCTCTTCTCCTGTTGTAGGATTATAACTTTTGACTTTCTTAATTTTCCTGCTTGATTTCCAGTATACACGAAGGACTCTTACATTACCTTCTCCATCAAAAGGCAGTGCTCCTGAGACATATCCATATTCTCCCAACATTGCTGAGAAGAAATGTGGATTATTGACCATTTCATTTCCAAATTCAGGATCCATCCAGGCATTTTTATCATCCCACAGAGGATCTTCATTTGTGTCCTCAATGCTTCCTGATTCCAGTTTGTTAAGATATTCCCAATCCTTCTTAGTTAGAACATCGTGGTAATTATCCTTAACCCAGCCAATATTTCTATATGTTTCCCATATAATCATATCAGCATCTTCTGCTCTATTTGAATTACCAGACCTATAAATACGCAGCTCCAGAGGGTCTATTCTTTCAATGAAAGGTTCTCCTCCAAGAATGTCCACAGCATAGTATTCCTCATTAGAAGTTAAAGCATCCATGATTCCTTCACTATCAAAGATATTACGGAAATCATACTGCATATTATAGTGATTCATCAGTCTGTTGGCCCTTACTTCACGCATATCCTGATACTGATAAGTAAAGTAATCACTCTGTTCCTGGAGTCTCTTTTGAAAATCTTCCTCAGAAACAGACTGACTTTGAATCAAACTTTGCAGACTCTGAAAAACAGCATTCCTTTTCTGATTCTCAATATCACTGATAGCATTTGGGTTTGTTACTACTGCTGTCCATTCAAAAGGTCTGTCAAGAGCTTCTCCTCTTAACAGTTCCATATAGGCATTAAGAGTTGGATAGTGCTGAATAGAATCAGGGATAAAGCTTGCCTTCAGATTATTTGGATTGAGGACATAAGCAATATCATCCTTATGGATTTTCATATTCACAAGATCATAGTTGATTTTCTTGTGAAGTACTGATTTCTGCACAGCAGACACATGCATAAAAGTTCCCTTGTTGTCAGCAAAGTCAACACATTGCTTGCCCCACTTGGAACCTTTCTGCTTGTAAGAAAGCATCTGTCTTGGAAATCCAGTAAATAATGCTACACTCATATTCAATATATTTTCTGCAAAAGTAAGTAGATAAACCTACGTTTACAAACTAGTTACTTTTTTATTATACCATCATCCTATTTATTCCTTATACATTAACTCTTCCCAAGAATCCTTGTCTGTATCATGAAAATTATCCTCCCAATAACTATCATTTGCGATGTCATCTGGATCTGATATATCATCTTCTCTACCATTATAACTTCCTCCCATTAACCTGAGCTTATCCTCTCTAAGAAGCATCAACATACCCATAGCAGATACTCGGTCAAAGTTACCAAATGGATTCCACTGTGACAATTCTATTAGAAGAGCCTTATTTTTGATAAAATCAAGATTACGTTTCTTTATTTCCTTTTCTTCTCCCTCCGGAGCTACAATTATTGTCTGTGGGGTAAGAAGATATTTTGCAATAAGTTGTCTTCCCCAACCATTTATAGAATTAGAGGCATTGGTTCCTTTAGCGGTATTACCTACACCCCCAGGTTTCATCATTTGTTTATCTACAAGAATCTCAAGAACATCTGTTAACAGATATGTAGAATTCATTTTAGAGAAATGACCAAAGAGTCCTTTTTTATTGTTCTCATAATTTAACCTTGCATTATAATAAAGACAAAGTCTTCTACATATCTCAAAATAATCATCTGCCATAGGAGGTCTTCCAGTGTACTCTGCTACAATCCTATCAGTCATCAAATCAAGAATAAGAATTGAGCCTAAAGAAGTCGTAGTTGACTCATCGTTATCATAGGGGTCTGCACCTGCAATATATCTATTAGCATATACTTCACCATTAGAATCTACCTGAGGTTTCTCAAATATTTCTATGGCTCCTGGCATATTCTTGTTATCCTTCTGTTGATAGAATCTGATAGGAGTATCTGAAGTAGGTACAAATTCTACTTTATTATCTGTAATAACCAACTGGCCTACTAAAGTATCATCATAGAAATTAGGATTAGAATTTATTTCAAGTATCCTGTTCTCAAGGTCTACTACTGGGAATTGGCTGATTCCTCCCTGAATGATAGCTTCCGAGGGAGTAAAAGGCATATTGCTGACTTCTTTAATGATGGTTCTTGGATCTCCAGTCTCATATTTAGCCTTATATCTATCCATCAGTTTATAGAGCATTGCCCCTACTATATCACTTACACCATCCTTGTTGAAGTACCCTTTCAGGTTTACAAATGCTGGAGTGAAGAAGGCAAACCAAGGTCTTCCCTGATTGGGTTTATCCCATACGTTTGGAATAGCATATACATCATATCCTTTAGGATTATATATCAACTCCTGAGCACCGTGAAAGTCTGAGTCTTTATCACCAGCTGTACCTAACAGATAAGCAAGTCCATAGACATATTTACCCTCACGCATACCATCCTTTACATTATTATATATCTCAATAAGGTTAGGGAATGAACCAAACTCCTCAAATAATATATAACCACGCTTACCTCGAATCTTTGCTACGTCATCCTTTGATGAAAGACCAAGTAGAATATTCTGGTCTCCTGTTTCTGCACCAGTAAGCCTATCTTTATAACCTGACCTCCAAGACATCTTGTTTGGAGAGTCAGTCAGCATTCTTCTTGGAAATTGAGTATGTTCAGCCAAGAAAGATTTAATAGGAACAAATTTAGAAAAAGTACCATCTTTCTCAGCAAGGTATTCTCTTAAGTATGCAGTCAGGATAGTGGTTGTTCTTTTATGTGCTTCTGCATTTTCTCCAAGAATCAGGTTATGAGCCATGATTGCTGCAAGACAAAATGACTTACCAGAGCCACGCTTACTTAATTCTACTGCATGATTACCACCAGCAAAATCATTATACATTCCTCCATTTCTTGCTTGGTCAATATAGTGGAATCTCCAATAAGTTGCTTCCCACATTTCAGGAAATCCTTCTGTTCTTGAAGCTCTTTTCTTTTTGGTATCTTTATCTGCCTTAGTTACCATCATTGGTACATAATTCAGATAAAAATACATATATCCTGTTACCCATTCCCCGTCAGAGGGTCTTACCATTCCTTCCCAACATCTTTTTATCTCTCTCCTTATCCATTTACCATAAGGAGAATTAGGATTGCTGTTGGGTTTCAAATCAGTGTATCTGCCGTCTCTCTCAAACTTAATAGCTGCCTGCCTAAAGTAATCCATATCTTCTAAGATATGCGGATTGGCAAGATCTACTATAATCCTACCTTTTTCATCCCTAGGTCTGTCTTTTGCTCTCTGCCTGTTAACTGAAATCAAATTCTTAATAAAAGGTACAGAAAGAATAAACTCCCAAAATTGTTCTTGCACTTCTTGGGGGTATTGTTCCAATAACTCCTTAGTTATTGGGGTCTGAAATTCATTTAACTGACTGTTATCAAATAATATTTTACTCTCCTCTTCCATAATCTCTCCACTTTAAAAATCCCTCCTATCTTCCCAGACAAGAGGGATAATCACTAATTAACAATTCAACGATTTATTATCAACGTACAACAAATTCAAGTCTTCTTATATGCTTTAACTATAAAGCCAACAATTACCATTAATACAGTAGCTATACAAACCCCAATGGCAATACCTCCAGCATCCATCTTAGTCTGTTCCCATTTAGTAAGTTTTCTCTCTACCGGGTAAGGTACTTGGATAGAGTCTGTTTTAATAATAGTATCTGTTTTGATTATTTCTTTCCATTTATCTTTGTACAGAGTATGCCACTTATTTACATATACTGTATCTCCTGACTTCTCAATAACTACACTATCATGCTTAAGAACCTGAAGGTAAACACTGTCATGTACAGTATTTGTCTTGTATTCAGTAACTACTTTCTCTACTGGTACATACTGAATGCTTCTGCATCCAGAAAATATAAATGAAAGTAAAACAGCTATTATGATTCCTACAAGACATAAAAAGCAGGATTTCATACTTTTTTCTGCTTTCCTGTTATACACTTGACTGTAATAATACTCTTCTCCTTTTCCCATATTAAAATCTCCTATATTCATTTCTTGCATCAAATGATGGGCATTCCTTACCAGAATCAAAATCTCTATGTCCCCATATCTGAGCTTTTGGATAGAGCTTCTTTAAATCGTACAATAAGCATATTAAGGCTCCTTTCTGAGCATCTGTTCTAGTATCCTTAGCTTTCAGTAAAGCATAAGGCGTATTTGGCTTGTTCTCAACTCCTCCAATATAACATATTCCTATAGAGTGTTGATTATGCCCATTCTTAGAACAATGAGCACCTACTAAATCTACATCTCTTCCTTCATGAATAGAACCATCTCTATAGATAACATAATGGTAGCCAATATCACTCCAACCTTGTTTTTTATGGTCTCTTCTGATATCCTCTACTGTATAATCCTTGCCTTCTGGAGTTGCAGAGCAATGAATGATTATCTCATCAATAGTTCTTTTGCTTTTCTTCAGCCTCAGAGGTATAAGATAAGCTATAGTAGCAGGCCCAACAATGCCATCTACTATTAAGCCATTAGTTTTTTGGAATTCCTTAACAGCTTCTTCTGTTAAGATGCCAAATATACCATCAGGATACAGATGTAGTGCTATCTGTATCTGCTTAACTATTTCTCCTCTAGATCCTCTTTTATATAACTCCATTAATCTTCTGTATTAGTCTCCTTATCAAAATCCTCCTTCAAATCAGATAGATTGACATCAAAATGTCTTTCCGTCTTATCAATAAGAACCTTAGCCATGATCTTCCAGTAGTTCCATCCTTTATCCTGAGGAGTCCTACAAGAAGATTTATTCTCAGCAATACTCAGTAACTGTACACCACAGATAACACCTGTAGCAATGTAACTCAAAGGTACATAGACATCTACAAATATCCATTTCTGAGCAGAGTACATCAGAAGAATAATAGAGAAGCTTTCAATCATAGTAGGAACCATACCCCAAGCTTTGTAGCTAACATAGGCAGCAGGTAGCTTCTTTTTATCGGGATACCGCCTTTTAACTCTCTTGTCCAGCTCATAAGCTGTCCAAGAATCATATACTATGAAGGCTACTGCCACATAAATAAGGGGAAAGGCTGGCTGGAATGTACCTATGAACCATCCTATAATTCCTCCAATGACACATGTCATCCACTCAAAATATTTTTCCATTTTACTATCTATTTAACCATTTTCAATGCAAAAATAGATAGAAATAAAAGTCTCTACAAGTGAGTTAATTTTTCACTTATACCTATACGAAAAAAGAGCAAGTTAACAAAACCTGCTCTTAAATTTAATTCACTGATAAATACTTGTATTCTATTATAGAATACGTGCTTGATAACTAAACATCTCTTTTAGCATTTTCTTTGTCAATCCTAATTTAGCCTCGTCTTCACTAGTAACCCCATGATTATAATTTTCTGTTAAAGAAATTAGGCTTTTTCTATGTGCCTTTCCCTCTATAATACTAATGGCTTCTACTTCCATAGAAATAGTATGGTATGCTTTAATAGAAAGAGTTTGTACATCGTTGTAGTTAATAACAATAGATGCTTTAGTAAATACTTTGTTGTACCAGCTTTCAAAACTGTCCTTGATGAGATTAATAACTTGTTGAGTGTCCATAATGCTTAATGTTTTAATGAGTAGAAAAGAGGAACTGAGTTTCCCCAATCCCTCTGCAAAGTTACTCATTTTATAGCACACAAACACACTTTTCTTAAATCTTTTAATATATTTTCAGATGTTATCTAGCCCGTCATCAAACAGGGTCTTTTCAATCGAACCTTTTGCTTCACCATATTCCATCTCTTCATTAAGTGCTTTTTCTGCATCCTGTATCATTGATGCTACTTCTGGTATCATCTTTAATGCTGTAAGGTACTCTTTTAGACTCTTGGTGTCGTCAGGATTTAATTCGTCTAAAGTATCTTGTACTTTTTTCACCGCCTTCATAGCTGCCCTTAGTAGCATAGCAGAAGAGGTATCAAAAGTAGAATAGAACTCCATTGCTGCCTTCAAAGTGGCATCTGGTTTCCAATCTTCAGGAAATCCCTGACCATTCTTTACTGCATTCAGCCTGTCTTCCTCATCAATGATATACTGATAGTCAGACCTCGGATCACAGTAGAAGTATAAAAATCCAAACTCCATCATGGCCTTTTCCTTATCTTTGGATTTATCTCTGCTCCAAAGTTTCTTAAAAGGCTTCAGAGTCAGTGCCTCTGGAGCTACCTTTACTTCATAACCTTCATATTTAAACAGCTTCATTATACCTTAATCTTATTATCTGGAAGAATCAGTTTTGTCTTAGGCTGCTTGACCTGAATCAGCTTATGCTTATTCTGTTCATAAGTAACTTCTTCAAAATCTTTAAGAATGTACTTAACATCTCTCTGGTCAATAAGGAAACAAGTAACTGGCTCATCATCAGTACCTACCATCTCCACCTCATTAAGATGAATGTTCACAATCTTATTTGTGCCATTGACTTTAATAGAGGTTGGGTCATCCTCAAAAGAGCAATACTTGTATAAATTAATTTCAACAACATCCCCTGGTTTAACCATCTTTACGTCATCTCCCACAACAATAACTTCCTGATAGGTCTTAAGGTCACCACGCTTATGAATAATCAGACCTGCTTCATCAAAGTCATCCCACCCATAGAGATTTTCAGTCACTAATATTTGACAACCTATTGGTTTTATTTCCTTTACTTTTAACATCTTGGTAAAATTTTAATTGTCTTTTGTATCTTTCTATTTTGTCATAATCTACGTAGAGCTTCCCAATATAAGGAAGATTAAAGTTACTTACAGTATCATTAAACTCTTCTTCAGTCATTTCTCTAAGAGGCAGACTGGCTATATGTTCTTTTATGAAACACCAGTAACTCTTATAGACATTTTCAACTAGCTTGATATCAACACAAAGCTTTCTAGCTGTTTTTTTGAGAGCCAAGTTTAACGAGTTGTTCATCCTTAAAGCTAAAATGTACCATAAGTCCTACACCTTCATCCGTGATAGTTGGAATCAGATTCAAACATATCCTGCCATCTTTGATTACTCCATTCTTTCTGAACTTAGTCATGATTACTTGGAAGTGCTTTGTACTAATGCCACAGGTTTTTCTGATTTCACGCTTTGTTTCTTCAGACATTAATACCCTGTCAAGCCTATCCCCATTAATGATTTCCTTGCTAAGGTTATATCTAGCCTTTAAAAACTCTGCCAGTACATCCATTTCCCTTTTTGTAAGTTCATGAAGAGGTCTCAGGAATTCCACCCAATATCTGAAGAAATCTCCGTCTGGAGACATCTTCAGTTTGGGATTTGATTTGATTTGAATGAGATTGGTTATACTCTCCATAATGCAGGATTTAATTGTTTGACTCTACTTCTTGCTTCTCTGAAGCATCCATAGCCTTGGTAATCAGTTCCTCAATCTTGTTTGAGCAACGAGTAACAAATTTCTCACTAAAGTGTTCACTCTTACCAAGTACATCTAGAAGCATACCAATCTCATTGAATTCAGCAATAGCCTGCTGCTGATTATTAATAATCTGCTGCATCTGCCTACACTGCTGATTAAGATTACCAGCAATCTGCTCAAGCTGCTCATAACTCAGCTTTTCTTTCTGACCAGGATTCTCCACATTACCATCCTGTGTAGCTTTAATCTCAATTGTTTTCTTCTCTTTTGCCATAATTCCATAAATATTATAGTTTCACAATAAATCTTTCAGCACCAGTAAGGCCACTTTCTTTCTTCTTTCTTCTCTTCTTTTTCACAGAAATGATGTCCATACCTCTCTACATACAGATCATCCCATTCTTCAAAACTTGCAACTCCTATATCTACTGTGCCACAATCTTCACAGTAACATTGGTCTTCAACCATTGGCATTTGACGTACCTTTAGTGATAGACATCTTTTGCAGTAATAAACTGGCTCATCGTCATAAGAATCTCTGCCCATTATAATTTTGGTTTTAAGTATAACACTATGAGTAACTGTTTGCAAATATACTATTAACTAGTTTGCTAATCAATTATTTACTCATTATAATGAATCCGTTAACATTCTTTTTCACAGGTTTAACTCAAAATTCAAATTTAAAACCTTAATTTTGCGGCAGAAATAATCCCGAAATGAACAAATGTATTATAAAAGTATTATAGCTTATGATTAATGCTCCATAGTATTATAATGATAAATATGTGATTCTCTGGTACATATATAGTATAAATAGGTTACAAGGTTTGAATCCCTCACCTTCCGCAAGGAAAAAGAATAGGGCTATAGGGTCCCAACCCCTTACCCTCTGCTTTTCAAGTAAATAAAGGGAGTCCTCAGGTCTCCCTTTTTATTTTTCTCCTATTAATGTATTATAAATGTATTATAGAGTTCACACTCCTCTCCCCTGCTATAATACATTTTATCTCCATTTCACGTACAAATTAAAAATTTAACAATGAATAACAAATTTCCACAAATACACCTTATATATAATAGGTATAAGAAAGCAGATGCAAAGACCAAAGCTGTAGTAGAAATCAGAGTAACTCACAACAGAAAACAGAAATACCTCAGTACTGGAATATGGTTATATCCTAATCAATGGAAAGATGGCAAGATAACCAACTGTGATAATATCCTTCAGATAAGTCAGGTTCTTGATAAGCTTGTATCTAATGTAAGACAGGTGCTAATAGATATGATCCAAGAAGACAATATTGATATATTCACTATTCAGGATAGACTCAACAGGAAAGAGCTTGATAAAATCGGATTCATTGATTTTTGTAACCAGAGGGCTGCTGTAAGAGAGTACGGTAAAGAGAAAGACACCCAGCAGAGATATGAAAGGTTTCTCAGGAAATTCACTTCCTGGGGAAAGATAAAGACATTCAATGATATCAATGACAGTAATATCATAGCTTATGACAAATACCTTATACACCAAGGTATGAAGAACTACAGCAAATGGCAGAACTACCACCGCTTTCTTAATAGTTTTATCTTAGATGCAATTGATGACGGGCTACTGCAAAGAAATCCATATAAGTGGGTAAATATAGATAAAGGAAAGGACAATAATAGTTTGGATAAATGTCTGACTTTAAATGAATTCCATCAATTAAGAATTGCTAAGATGCCTACAGATAGTCTTAAAAGAGTCAGAGATTTATTTGTATTCCAGACTTATACTTGCCTGAGATACTCAGATCTTGCAAGATTCAATCCTAACAATATAGTAATCATTAATGGTACAGAAGTCTATAAGTTCAATCAGAAGAAGACAAAGAAAAGTACTACTATTCCCCTACTCCAGCCTGCTCTTGATATTCTTGCTAAATACAGAGGGGTATTACCTATAATAAGTAATGTGAAATATAATCTCTACTTGAAGAATGTAGCACAAGCAGCAGGGTTAGATGTTGGATTAACTACACACTGGGCTAGACATACTGGAGCAACTATCCTCCTTAACGAAGGAATAGATATGAAGATAGTCACTAAGATATGTGGACATTCATCTTTGAAGATAACAGAGCAAATATATGCCAAGCTTCTTGATGAGACTGTGGTGGATGCTATTAAAGAAAAAGCCCAAAATCTTGAATAAGCAGTTTATAATTACAGAATCGGCAGTAAAACTTTAATAATATTGCCGATTTTAAGAAAGTGCTTATTTAAAGGGCAGCTTAAGAGGGGTAATGAATAGAGATTATTCTTCTGCATTATTCCTTACCCTCTCTTCTATGCAATCCCTGAGGTATTCGTTATATTTTTCTATTCTTTCCTGTGTTTCAATAGAGGTATTTTTGCTCTCCGATTTAATACAGAGTTTTTTATATCTGTCCTCTACTATGGCAGCTATTTTATCTTCATGGTTTTCTGAAGCATTTCTACCCCTCTTGTCTCCGGAAAAACAGTTATCCATGTTTTTATTTTTTTAGTTCTTCTAATCCTAATGCAGATGTTCCAATCATTACAGACGGTGCATAATTACCAGTTAATAATTTCCAGAAATTTTGAACTTCATCTTGTGTTCCTGCCTTTACATCCCACAAAAATGAATCTTTTTTCCTGGCTTTTTCTATTGTATCTAAAGCCTTTGCCATTCCTGGATAATCCTGAAAAGCTTCTAATCCTAAAGATTCTCCAACTCCCCATGTATGTGCAAGTAATTCTTCATGTTTTCGCATTTCACTGTTTTTAGAAACATCTGAATACAAAACATCTTCAACTTTTCTATCGTACAAATCTTTAATGGCTTTTTCCTGTCTCATTGCCTGCTTTCCAAGTTCTGAATTATAATACTTATTAAATAATGCATCTTGGATTTCTTCAGGAGCATTCTCATCAAATGCCTTGGCCCAGGCTTCATAAGCTTCTCCTCTTTCTACCTCAGGCTTTCCTATTCTTTGCCAATGTAAGCCCTCGTGAAATGGAACGTCTTCTGTGGCTTGTGCTGGATCAACAGACAATCTGTTGTCGTGATAGTTGTATCCACCTAGATGTCCGTCAGGTCTTTTTTCCAATATTATCTCTGGAACAGATTTTCTGCTCCTGTAAAAGGCATCAACAGGAATGCTATTATCCCCAGCTTCAGCAATGAAAGATTCAACTAACTTTCTATAACCATCTGATTCTTTATAGTCCTTAGCTTTATTAATATCCTTTACTACGGATTCTTCAGTGATGTTACTACCTACTTTTCTTTTAATATAGTCTGGAATAAAACTTTCTTCTTCAAGAACTTTTGCTTTACTCTTGTTAGCAATTTTATTATAAACGGGCTTTAAACTGGCTTTTATTGCCTTTGCAGTCTGAACAGGATGTCTTAACATATTATATGCAGCTTCTACATCTCCTGTAGCTGTAACAGCACTCAAAGCTCCTTCTCCTAAAGTGGCAAGGTTATTTCTTAGCTGTTTAACTTCATTATCATTTATATGATTATATTCCACTTTTCCCTGTTGGTTAACTTTTTGACCCGCTGCCATCATAACAGCAGGATTCTCATAAACAGCAGATGCTTGTACAGCATCTTTAACTTTATTCCATCCTTTCTTCAAGAAATTCAAAGCATCTCCCCAACCATCATAATAATTTCCTAATTCTCCTCCATGTGCATACAAACTTCCTCCATCTTCATGCTTCCATTTGGCTGCATTTCTAGCAAAGTTGGCTTTCTTTCTCATAGCAGGAGAATAGTTCTCTGGATGTGCTAATACTTTAGAGGCAAACTGCTGTACTCCCATTCCATGTTTAGAGGCAGCTGCTGTAAAGGTTCCCTTCTTACTTGGATCAATATGTATCTTTCCACCTTTGGCATACTCATTATACCCAGACCTGATGGCATCTAAATCATAGACACCTCCTTCTATAGCAAGCTTCATCACATCAGCTTTCTCTGCCATTGATAATTCATTCCAAACTTTCATAATCTATATATTTTGCTGCAAATATAAACAAAAGAATCCAAATAACAGTTCTTAGTAAATAAAACAATTATATCTCTAAAAATAAAAAACGGAGGACACCCAAGAGATTTAGACGGATTTGGCAGGTGTCCTCCTATGTTTTTCTGGGTCTTCAACCCCAGGCGGTAAAGGCAATATTTCAAAACAAGACATGCCATTCCTCATTCCTTATTTACTAATTTAAAATTGTTAATTCTTCATTAAGAGACCTTGGGCAAAACCTTCTTTAAGCCCTGGGTTGCAAGATTTTCGCTTGCTGTGTAACCTAGCATCCATCCCCGTCTTGCCTCCTAGAACATCCTTCATTGACTTGCGGGTCTCCAGATGAACAGTAACTATAGGCTCTCTGTCTCTTTTACACCCTAGGATTCTTTACCTGTACCCTTCTTGTGGTCCTTTACCTCCAATCAAGTTGGTAGAATCAAGACTTCAACTATGAAACACTTCTCTCAATAAAGCAGCAATTTTAACCAGCATGGCATAAGTACTTGCTACAACATCTCACTGGATGCTGGTGCAAAAATACACCTTATTTATAATATAAAGGTGACTTTATAGATATAAAATGAAGTTATTAACATTTATTTTAATATCTTTTTAATCTCCATGACTTTTTATGGTAGATTCTATACCTACTCCACTACTTTCTTTAAGACTATGATTACACATTGAAACCATACCAAAAAGCACAAATAATACAAATAATAATACTAATGGCTTAAGCCACCAAGGATCTTTTTTCTCTTCCATAATAGTTATCTTTAGATTGTTTCTGCAAAGATAATAATAATTCTTTAACGATATACTATTTATGGGGAAAGTTTAATCTTTATTAAGTGGTTAAGTAGACAGGGGTTATAGAGAAGCGAGTGCTGTTTTTACTTGCGCAGAAAATCCAAAAAGAAAGTAAGCTGTTGATAATCAATAAGTTTCTATTTGCTGGTAATTTGCCAATATAAAATTATTCTTTTTTCTGCCAGTTGTTTGAAGAAAAGATTTAGGGAAAACAAGAGAAATTATTGGGGAATTTTTCCTAATTTTTTTCTAAAATTTTTTGGAAATTTTTCTGATTTTCAAAAAGTTTTGTGGGTATACAAGAGAGGAATTTTTCCAAAAATTTTTCCCCAGAATTTTTTTGTTTCATAGTGATGCAAGGGGAGAATAGCCACCCCATACCCCTACCTGCCTTCGGAGGAGTGGGTTCTACCCCCTCTGCCTTTAGGGAAGGTGTCTCAGGGTGAGACTTTGATTAGTTAACTTCCCAAAGGTAGTCGTATTCCTTCTCCACAAATGCTTATGATACGCGAGACTCTTAACAGCTTCGAGAACAGAAACAACGTGACCAAAATCACAAGTGACAATGGCTCTATCAGCTACCTGACACAGAGTGTATCCTTTGGTGATGAGACCAATGCCAGAGGTGCCTGCAAGCTGAACACAGTTGAGAATGAGAAGAAGCATGTGCTTTTCCTCTTCAATGCTGGTGATGCTGAAGTTGGCAGGTATTACCTTGGCAAGAAGCTCCAGGGTATGTCACCTTCTGAGTTGGTTGAGAAGAAGCACAACCTCTGCTTCTTTGAGAGCTTCAACCCAGAAACCAAGGCTTGGGTTCCTTGTGTTGGCCTCTCTAACCAGGAAGACCTTGCCAAGACTGCCGCCAGCTTCTAACAGTGGTCTTCAACCCCTTGGCTCCCCAGTGGAGCTGAGGGGATTTGGTTTTCTCTTGTCTATTGCACATAGTACACATAGTACACATAGTTTAAGTAGAACACATAGTTCAAATAGGATGCATAGTTCTTAATTCTTTACAATATTATAAGGAGAAGAGAAACCTTTCTTTCTTTATATATTTCTTTCTTTAGAAGAGATGAGAATGAAGATAGATGATAATCTATCTTCTATACTTCTATTTAAGGCAAAGTTTGAAGAAAAAATAGGTTGTATAATGCGTATATAGCACTCTGAAATTAAATAAAGTTTTGAATAGGAAAGATGTAATGGTTCCCTTATAATCACTAATGGTATTTGGGAATGTGGTAGTGTGTTTATGGTTTGTATTTAAATATATAATGTACGTGTACATATTATATAATAGAAAGAGAAAACCTTCATCACCTTCTTAATGAGTGATAAATCATTGATTAACAGATAATTAGTGCAGGTGTTTAAAGTGTTTCTAATTGGTGTAATTGGGTGTAATTGGTACACAATACACCCTCTCCCTTTTGCAACAACTTTCAAATGCATCACAAAATCCCTTGTAATCAAACTCTATAGCACTTTTTGTCTTTTTATAGGATTTGCTATACCCGCAACAGTCTAATGAGATAGTATCAAATAGGTAGACTTTCTACTGTGAAGTAGGTTGACATCGAAGTCATTGTGGGACTAAATACTTACAACAATTAAAACATAGGAGACATAATTATGAAACAGATTGTAGATTTTATTTATAATGATATTGTCCTTTACGCAAAAGGATGGTATGAAAGGATAGATCTGTATGAAGATTTAGGTTACCTTCTATCAAAAATATATGGATGGACACCTAAAAGAGACGACGAATTAGCTTATTTCATGCTTAATATTCTTGAGAGAATCTATGAAGCGCAAGATAAAAAATTCTCCAGTGGTTACTTGTGTTCTTTTGCATCTTTCTGGAATGAGGTAAATAGGTATTCAGATATTTATGAATGCACTTATAATAGAGCAATCATACTATTAGTACTTAGCAGACTTCAGGGATTATCCGGAGAAGAGATAAAACTCAATCCTCCTCATTTTGGTAAAAAAGAACATTTCCGCATGGGCATGTTATTTGGTGATTGGCCAAAATCTATGACCTATAAAGAGATGAATAATAGAGTTGCTAAACTATTTAAAGAGTAGGAGCTATGAGACAAAAGAAATATATATTAATATTGGATAAAAGTGGAAATATAAAACTTCGCTTTGGCTATCCTATCTACCACAAAGACCTTATCAATAAAGATGAAAATTGGCATGACTGTCTTGGTGGGGGTAATTGGGATATAGACAAAGATATAGTGTAGAAATAATAAAATCTAAGGATTTATCTAAACTATATTTGCATTGAGAATTAATATCTTACTTTTGCACATGAAAATACATTTTTTGCATAATTGTTTTAGGTTTATAGGTATTTTTCATTTTTATTAATTCTACTGTGATAGTAGGTTATAATATTTATAGTTTTAAATTTCATCCCTCAGCGGAGGGATTTTTTGGTTCTGTAGCTCAGCTGGATAGAGCAACTGCCTTCAAATGTTTCTGTGAATAAATAAACAGGAGTGCTATGGCGAGAAATCCCATAGTAGAATCTCCCTAAAACGGTGAAAGTCCTTCCCTTCAAACCTGCAATTTATAATGTGTGGCTTAAGTATGGCGGAGGAACCACAACACTAACCAATAATGTGTAAGGATAATACCGTGCTAAATTGAAGGTCAATCTACAAAGAAATGAATATGAGTTTCTTCCTTCATAAATGTGTAGAGAGTATATAGGAGATATGAGGGAAATATATTGAATACCCTCACATTCTATTCAGATGTATCTGATAAGAATGCCTAAGTTGAAATTTTAGACTTATGAAGTTAGTTTAAGTATTTTCAGGTGAAATAAACTGCGCTCCCCTATGGTGAATACGTTAAGCTGTAGGACAAGATACGGAAAAATAAAAGAAAGGACTATATAAGTAAATCTAATCTTGCAAGAATTTCAATATAGTAATAATGTATTCCAGACTACAACAAACAAAGGGTTAGCCCTATGAAATAACTTAGTATCGCCTGGGGAAACTTAGGAGGAGGAAGAAAGGATACTATCTTTGTTTGGCTATGGTAACATAGAGTAGCAAACTAAGCAGTAGGTCCTGGGTTCGAGCCCCAGCAGAATCACTTTACTCGCTGAGAGAGCGACATATTCGTTTCAAATTTTTCTTTAAATGTTAAGCCTACAGTGGCAGGCATTTGGTCTTATAGTTCAATGGATAGAACAAAGGTTTCCTAAACCTTAGATATGAGTTCGATTCTCATTGAGACTACTATTAATCTTACAACAAAACAATTCAGCTTATGATACTCAGATATTATGAAACAGATTGGAGTGTACCTTGCATAGAGAATGAACTTCTTTTTGTAGGTACTAAGGAAGAATGTTATGATTACATCTTCAAGAGATGGAGTGTGGATGCTAAGGAGCTTGAGAATAATCCTGAGCTTTATGCTACATTCTGTGATTACCTCAGACATATAGAATACTCTGAATGTGTGTTTGAGGAGAAAACAGTTGATGGGATTCTTGAGAAGTATCCTTATTGGGATGATACTGACTGGCACCATATTGATGCTACTAAGTTTATCTATAACAGGGAGCTTGTAGAGGAGATTGTCGATGATTATCCTCTTTGGGAGCAGGTATTAGAAGAAGAAATTCAAGGAATATATGATAGGTATGAATAATATTCTTGTCATTATAGCAATGCTATTCTGTGCTATCAGTATTGCTATAGGTTCTCTAACTAAGGACAGCTGGAGAGCCACTGGTATCACTTTTGTATTTCTTCTTATAGGAGTAGGGTTCTTTTCATTGGCTCTAACTATATGATTCTCTTCCAGTCATGTGGAGTCTGCTTATTTATAAGGAAAACCACAGCAAAAACCTCTATGTAGATGTTATGACTGGAAGTTTGAAATGATAATAATTACGATTAAGTATGAGCAACTATAGGCAATGCATACACATAGAAGGTAAGTGTATAGAGGATATCTTTCGCTTACCTTGCGTATATTGTGTAGAGAAGACATTTAATGGTAATCTTTTTGTAAGGCTTTATCCTTATATGGTAGCTATAGGTTCTAATATCTATGCCCTTAAAGGACAATGGCTTTGTGAAGATTATGATGGTATATGGCATGTACAGAATAAACTATAATAATACAAGATTATGAAACAGAAATTATTTCATCTTTATAACAGACTCAAAGAGAGTTTTGTAGCTGAGATTGCAGATACTGTTAAGGCTAAGGGAGGAGAGATTGTCTTTTCTCCCCATATTAAGATACATCTTCCTTCTACTGAAGGTTCTTATCTTATGTATGAAGAGGTTGCTTGTCTTCAGTTTAATGAAAATGATAATACTCTCTATGCCGATATTCAAGTAGTAGAAGTAGATGATGTTCACACTGAGAGACATGAGTATTGGATGCCTTTGAGAGATATGAGTTTTGACGAATTATATAAAATAGCAGAAAGATTGTAGCCTATGAATTATTCAGATAAGTATCACAACTGTAATGGCTGTCCTGTAGAGAAATATTGTGGTACAGTCATATCCGCTACCAGGTTATGTCAGGCATTCAATGATGATATAGCTAGTAAAGAGGCTGCACATGTTCTTACTCTCTCTGAAGCTACCCTCGATGCAGATAGTATTAATGAAAAGATAACCATGTGGGATAATATAACAGACTGACTATGAGGAAGATTAAAGACATGATAGAAGAAGACTTACTTTGTCTGATTATAGGAATAATAATGGCTGTAGCATTCCTTGCTATGGTTGTAGGTGATGGTAGTAAAGGACTTGTAGATTTATTATAGTATGGCAAAATTTAAAAAAGGCGATTATCTTACCCCTATTGAGGGTTATACCGGTTTTGAGGATGCGATAGTCCTCAGTGTGGATGATACTTATTACCATCTTAAGATTCCCAATGGTACTGCTACCATGAAGATAGGAGCAGAGGTCAATTATAAGATTAAGGATAAGAAGAAAAGACTTTCTATCAAGTAATCCTATGTATCTGTCATAGTAATCAAGCTCAAACAGGGAGACAGACCTTCAATAAAAGGAAGGTATTATGTTTAACTAATAATTTACTAATATGGCAGATCTACATGATATTATTGCGTTCTCCTCTGAAGGAGAAAAGATTCTAGGAGTAGTGGTAGAGCACTACTCTAACCCACTTGATGATTTCTATGTCGTATATGCTGATTATGCCTTGCATAAGTTTCATAATCCTGATGAGGATGCAAGTGTCATTATGGATAATGTCATCATACCCTCCTGTGATTCTGCTATTGCAGAATACAGGTTAAAAAGGCAGCATCTTAGTGACATAAACAGAACACGTAAGGACATTGAGACTCTTGTAAGTGCCATTACTTCTAAGATGGGAATTGATGACATATTCAGTGATGATGATACAGGAATAGTATAAACCAAATTTGTTTGGCTTGATTGTTGTAAGATTCGCGCCCCTCTTTCTGTATAGTATAGCTATATGGGAGGAGGGGATATTTTTGCAACTGTAGAGCTGATATAGAAAATATTCATTAACATTTAATACTTACAACAATGATTACAGGTTTATTCAAAACGCCTAGAAAGGCTGTCAGAGTATGTAGGGTTGCAAATATCAATCCTAAGGAGAATATTGTAGCAGAGATGCATACTGATGACCAGAGAGAATATAAGGTATGTTTATGCCTTGCTGGTAAGAATATTCGTACCTCATTCTCAAGTGAATATAGGGCACTCAATCACATGGAGAGCTATGGTATAATTTACGGAAAAAATAAATGATATAATAATTGTCCCTTTAGTTGCTATCCAGTAATTACTGTATAAATATACGTTAAAGTTGTTAATTCAATGTATATTTATGCATTAATTACTTGGATATTGCATATATTTTGTATATCTTTGCAAACAGAAGAGGCAGTAAAAGAGATTTTCAAAATGAATAACGATTTTAAGCAAAAACTACAGGAAAGAGAATTTAAGGCTCTTAAGGAGGAACATCGTGTTATCCTTAAATGGGCTACTGGCTGTGGTAAGAGCAAGATGGTTATTGACCTTATTAACTATCAGTTAACAAGAAGATGGCCACCTGACAGGAATAATATGTTGTATATGAAAGTTCTTTTTGTGGTGGCTGAGAGAGCACATATTAATAACTGGGAAGATGAGTTTGATAAATGGGATTTAAACAGAGCTGGCATATCTACTGATGTATGCTGCTATGCTTCCTTAAAAAAATATGTTCACAATAACTATGAAGCAGTTATCTTTGATGAAGCGCACCATTGCTTTACAGAGAAGAGAATGGCAGCTTTAGAGGAGCTAAAAGAGAATTTGTATCCTAATGCTTATATTTATCTCCTCTCTGCTACCCTATCTTCAGGCAAGGAAGACTTGATTACAGGTATCTTCGGAAAATTCACTACCTCCACTGTCACCTTAAAGGATGCTATCAAGGAAGACATACTTCCAGACCCAAAGGTATATGTGGTAGAAATGCACCTTGATAATGTCAAGAGGCATCAGGAGATTAAGATTGGCAATGATCCAAAGGCTCCTTTGGTCAAATGGGAGAATAGGGCTAAGTATATCTATAATAATACTCCTTGTATCATACAGTGTACTGAGTTCCAGAAGAACGCCTATCTTACTTCTACTATGGAATACTGGAAACAGAGATATGAGAGGTCTCATAATGAGTTCCAGAGAACCAAGTGGGTTAATATAGGCAGTCAACGCAAGAGATTTCTTGGTGAGCTCAAGACTGGAGCAGTTAGAAAACTGATAGACTCTCTTCCCAGGAATAACAGGTTTGTATGTTTCTGTGCTTCTGTAGCTCAGGCAAATTCTCTTGACTTTGTAAATACAATATCCTCAAAGAGACCAGCTAAGAGTAATCAGCTGATTATTGATAAATTCAATAACAAGGAGGTAAATCGTATCTATGCAGTTGGTATGATTACTGAAGGTATGAACCTGACAGATATTCAGACTGGTATTATAGTACAGCTTGATGGTAAGGAAAGACTTTTCATTCAAAAATTTGGGCGCAGTCTTCGTGCTGAAGACCCTGTTACTTACATATTCTATTATAAGGGAACTCAGGATGAGAATTATCTGAAGGGAGCACTTGAGAATATAGACCCTAAGTTTGTTAAGTATATAGACTATAATAACTTATCTAAAACATTATAAACAACTTATGGAAGAGAAGAAATTTTAAGAAGAAAGCTTGATAGAATGATTAATAAACAATAAATATAAAGTAGTATGAGAGAAATAAAAATATCTGGAGAAATAACAGAATACTCCGATGGAGAAAATCGAAAAATATTTTCAGATTGTGGTGGTGCTATTCTTATAAGAGACTTTATTTTAAAAGATTGTGGTGGATACAATATAGGAGATAGAGTTACTGTCTCTATTAGTCCCTGCAAAGAAAATGAGTTTCATTATCCCCCAATGCCAAAAGAGAATAACTAATAGCAAATATTATGGAAGAGAAGAAATTTGCTGCTTCAGTAGTGAAGTATGTATGTCCTATATGTGGACAGGTTGATGAAGATGCTTCTGCTATTGTCATGAATACAAGATTAACTAAGGCAGATGCTAAGAAGGTAGAAGAAATGCATGATAAGGTTATTGGTTACTCTGATAAGCCTTGCAAGGAGTGTCAGAAGATTCTGGACCAGGATGCTTTTTTTGTTATAGGCATAGACCCTGAGAAGTCTGATGATATGAAGAATCCTTGGAGAACAGGACACTTAGTAGGCATTAAGAAAGCTTCAGAGTTCTATCAGCATTTACCTGAGGAGTATAAAGGTAAGAATGCCCTCTTTATGGATTATAGGGAGATGAGACAATTAGGAATGATTAGATAGAAGTATTATGAAATATGTAGTAAGCAGAAGTAATTGCTATCCGGAAGAGAATCCCCAGTGTCCAGGAGCACAAAAAGAGTTAATTCCTAAAGATGGGAGACTCTCTGAGTCTTACACTGTAGAGTTGGACTCTCTTGAGGATTTGAATATGCTAAGTAAGAAAGTAGGTCATCCTGTTATTGTATTCCCTGTATCTAACTGGGGATTTGACATCCCTGAGATAGAAATATATGATGGTTATAGAGAATAGATACAATCTAAAACAATCAAGTTATGAGAATCAAATTTGAAGACAGTGCAAATAAAGAACATTGCTTTTCTTTAGAAGAGATAGAGGATGTTGATTCTAGAGGTGTTGAAAAAGTATTGATAACTCTTAAAAATGGAGATAAATATACTGCTAAAGGTAAGATTAAATTTATTAAATAGCTTATGAAGATTATTTTAGACACAGAAGTATGTAAGAAAGAAGGTAAGGATGCTGATGTTATCCTGTATCTTCTCTCTCTCCTCTCTGGCTGTAGGATTACCACTAACACCTTTGAGAAAGCAAGGCAACAGAATCTATTGTTGTTTGAGCAGATGTATGATCCCCGAAAACCGTTTCCTGAGTATGTCTCATTGAATGTGACTGGAGAGCATCTTGCTGAGAGTATTATGGCAAGTAGCAGTAATATAGCTTCAGAGGAGAGGTGTGTACAGCTTGCAGAGAAACTTAGGGATATATTCCCTGCTGGTAAGAAACCTGGATATGCCTATACATGGAGAGATAGTGTCTCCTGTATTACAGACAGACTTAAGAAGTTCTTCATGAAGTATGGTGAATATAGTGATGAACAGGTAATAGAGGCTACCAAGGCTTATGTTGCATCATTCAATGGTAACTACACTTATATGCAGCTTCTTAAATATTTCATCTGGAAGAACAAGGTTACTGGTGAAGAGGTAGTTAGGGGAAGAGTAGTTGGTGAAGTTGAAAGACAGAGCCAGCTTGCTGCTTGGATTGAGGATACTCCTGATAAGAAGACAAGTGCTGATTGGGATATAGAATTACGTTAATATATAATAAGGTATGATTTTTAAAGTAAGTTTTAAGGAAACAGAGAATAATCCCTGTAAAGCTGTGAAAAAAGTAGGAAAAACCACCACCGTCATCTTAAAGGGAGTTGTGGATTTGCCTTCATTCTGGAATCATATTCCTGATGAAGTTGTTGATTTCATAGGTTATACTACTAAAATAGAAGTTTATGAGGACATAGTAGATAATTGTCTGCTCATATACTCTGAAGGAGTGGCTAAATGCAGACCTGATGACAAGTATGACTCGCTTCTTGGAGAGAGGCTGGCAGAGGCAAGGGCTAAGTATGATATCTACAAGTTCTTCTATAACTTAACACACAAGCTGTATGATTACTATGATAAGATACTCTTTGGAGAATCTGGTGTCGTAGATACAGGCTATGGTAGTTGTTTGGCTAAGGATGTGAAGAAGTATGAGGGCTTGTGTATCCGTGAGGCACATCATATTGGAGAACTCTTAGCAAGTAAGGACAATGGATGAAGTATTTCAGTCTCCGAGTCAAAACTTAAGTCTTGTAGAAAAGACTCTGCAAGAAATTGAGGGTAAAAGACAACGGATCATTGATGGTGGTGTAAACTGTATACCATCACCGTTTAGGAGGTTTGCCGAGGATTTCTGTGGTATTGAACAAGATACTTATTATATAATTACTAGCTTTAGTAAAGGAGGAAAATCGCAATTTACATCCTATACTTTTATCTTCCAGGCAGTCATTTTTTCTATGTTTGCTAAAGAGCAAGTAGATTTTAAGATTATATATTTTCCTCTTGAGGAGACTAAGGAGAGAATCATGCAGAGATTTATGTCTTGGCTTTTGTATAAGATGTCAAAGGGGGCTGTGAGAATAAGTCCCAGACAATTGCGTTCTACTACAGACGCTCTTGATGAAAGCATTATTGACAGGCTTAAGCAGACTGATATTCAGAATATACTTGAGTATTTTGAGGAACATGTCATATTTCCAAATGAAGCCCCTAATCCAACTGGTATCTATAAGTATTGTAAGCAATATGCTGAAGAACATGGCACTGTAAATAAGAAGAAAGTAACTATCAAAGATGAACTTGGGCAACCTCAAGAGATAGAAGTATTTGATTCTTATGAACAGGATAATCCCAATGAGTATCGTATGATTATTATTGATACTATTAATCTGATAGATACTGAAAGAGGGATGACTCTTAAGCAGTCTATGGATAAACTCTCAGAGTACTTGGCTAAGTATCTTAGAAATAGATATCACTACTCTCCTATTGTTATTCAGCAGCAGGCATTTGAGTCTGAGGGTAATGACGCATTTAAACTTGGAAGAGTAAGACCTTCAGCTGTTGGCCTTGGGGACTCAAAATACACAGCCCGCGATGGAGATATAGTCTTAGGTTTGTTTTCTCCATTCAGATTTGGTATTACAGAATATCTCGGTTATGATATTACTATTCTAAAGGATCACATCAGGTTCTTAGAGGTGATAGTCCACAGAAATGGTGAGATGGGTGGTATTCTTCCTCTTTGGTTTGATGGTGCAGTGTGTGACTTTAAGGAGTTGCCTAAACCTGATGACAAACCTAGTATGAAAGTTATCTATGACAACTGTAAACAGATGGAGGTAGCCAAGTCAGCATCTAAGATCCCTTCTACTACAACAAAGCCTGTATTACTTCTCTCTATGGCAAATAGTATTAAACACTTTATAAACATCAATTTTAAACATTAAGTTAAACAAATGGCAAAGATTTTAGTTTTAGCAAAGTCAGGTTTTGGTAAAACCACTTCTTATGCTGGAAGAGAAAAGTATGGTATTAAAGGGTTAGACCCAAAAACCACTTTTGTCATTCAGTGTATTGGAAGAGGAGTACCTAATCCTGAATTTAAATTGGCTCCAGAGCCAGAGATTAAGTATATTGCCCAGTACAACAGAGTACAGGTAGATACTATTACTGGCTTGGATAGATTCAAGAAGGTAGCAGAATTCATTGAGTCTTTTAAGAATCCTAATAATCCTTATAAGAATCTGATTGTAGATGATTTCAATTATCTTTCTCAGGATTTCTATATGGCAAATGCTATGAAGGGCGGCTGGGATACTCCTAAGCAAATTGGCTATGGTATGGGACTTATCTTCAATGCAATGAAGGGATGTCCAGAGAATAAGAATATCATCTGCTGTGCTCATTATGAAGAGTATAAGGATAAAAACGGTGATTCTATCTCTTATAAGTTCAAGACTACTGGTAAGATGGTTGATGACTACATAACACCCGAAGGAAATTTTGACATTATTCTCTTTGGTAAACAGAGTTTTGATATGCAGTCTAAAAAAGCCAGTAAGACTTTCCTTAAGGAGTTTGATGGAGAGTTTCCTGCAAAGGATTCTTTAGGATATCTTGATGCGTTGCCTGATGAGTTTCCTAATGATCTTGGATTAGTAGTAGCAGAAATTGCCAAGCGTTATCAATAAACAAATAATATTATCTTTTAACAATTTAAACAAGTTAAACAATGAAAACATTTTCAAAGATTGAAATTAGCGTGATTAAGTCAACAGCCAAGAATGTAGCACCCTTCATTACTAAGAAGGCTAAGGTAGATGAGCAGATTGCTGCAACCAAGGAGAAAATCCAGAAGATGCTGGAAGAGAAGCTTCAGAAGCTTGAGGCAGAGAAGGCAGGGTATCAGTCTATCATTGATTCTATGAATCAGGCTGTAAAGCAGATTACTGGTGGCTACACAACTGAGGATTTGGTTGTTGTTACCAAGGAAGGCACTGGTCAGATTGGTGACAATGGCAAGGAGATTATGAAGACTGTCTATAATCTCAAGTATCCTGAGACTGTCATTCCTGAGACTATTGTTCCTCCTACCACTGAGGATAATCCTGGCTCTGACTTTGACATTGACAAGGAGAATGCAGAGGTAGCTTCCGAAGAGATGCCTGAGGAGATTATAAAGGAGCAGGATAAGGTAGCTGAGGAGGCTGCTAATGCAGACCCATTTGAGAATGCTGTTGAGGGAGACCCATTCAATCAGTAAGGAAATCTCTTAAAGGTAACTGATTCTGAGGAGACAAGTTCCCTGCTGTTACTGCCTAATATTATTTCTTGCAGTCATTAGAGTTTCCTCATTTTTAGATAATATAAACAATTAAAAGTTATTTAATATGGCAATTAAAGCAAATGCCTCTTCACAGGGAGGTGAGTTTAAAAAGTATGTTGGTGTTGCTTCTTTCCGTGTAATCGGTGTTAATCCTACAAAGGCAGAACTTGAGAAGTTCTTTGGCAGGGAGATGCAGAAGGAGCCTGAGTATCTTAAGGATAAGGTAGATGAGAATGATAACAATAAGGCTTATAAGCAGCTTCGTGTATCTTTTATGGTACTTGCAGATAAGGAGTATGAGGATGGCAAGCCTATCAAGGAGAATGCTGCTCTTCCTGAGGATCTGAAGCTTACGGCTAACTTCTTCATTGATTCTCGTTATAACTATAACAAGGATAAGACCAAGGTACAGGTGATTGATAAGTATGGCAGAACTGCATGGGTTACTATTGACCAGTGTAAGAATCATCAGATTCCTGTATATAGCAATGGCCCAGCAAGAATTGATGCTGATTATCGTCCTGCATTCAGAGGTGAGGATGATTTGACTCAGTTCATTCTCAATTATCTTAATGTCACTCCTATTGACACTTATAACAGCAATACAAATACTTGGATAACCAATGCACATCCTGAGGATTGTGAGGGAAGGCTGGATAAGATTAAGGACTATTTCACTGGTAATGTATCTGAGCTGAAGGAGTTCTGTACCTATATGCCAAGTAACCATGTGAAGCTTGCTGTAGGTGTACAGACTGATGACCAGGGAAAACAGTTTATGACTGTCTACACCCGTACCTCTTTGAGAAATGGTGCAAGAAGTTATACTAGAATCAAGGATGATATTGATGGCAATCAGTCTTCTAATGTAAAGAACACTGTATTCTCAAATGACCCCATTGGTATTATCAAGGAGATTGAGGAGTATAAGGAGAATGTCAAGGAGACTAATCTGAATTCGGCTCCAGTAGCTTCTGATGACCCCTTTGCCAAGGCAGCAGCTTTACCTGAGGATGATCTGCCATTTGGTAATTCTACTGATGAAGACCCTTTCGCTAACAATAACTAACTATTAAATGTCCCTGATGTTATGAAGGCAAATAAGAGTGAATGCGAATCTGTTGCTGAGATTATGGAAAGAGTAAGCCATGCTGACTTGCTTTCACATTATCTTGGTATTAATTCCCTTCCTGTGCTCATCAACTCTCCTTTAAGAGATGATGTCCATCCTTCATTTTTCATCTATTCACCAGATGGCGAGAAAGTCCTCTATAAGGACTACGCCACTGGTGATAAGGGGGATATTTATTCCTTGCTTGAGAAAAAGGACAGTATTACATTCTCACAATTACTGCGTAAGATTGCATCAGAGAAAGTATTCCAGAAAAAAGAGGCAACCTTCACCAATACCTCATCTCAAGGTAAGAAGTTTACCAAAACTACAAGAGAACTGAGAGTTAGAATCAGAGATTGGCAACAGCATGATATAGCCTATTGGGAACAATATGGCATATCTCTCAAATGGCTTAAGTATGCTGAAGTTTATCCCATCTCCCACAAGATTATATATAAAGGAGGACAAAGGTTTGTATTCCATGCTGCTAAGTATGCTTATGTCTTTGTGGAGAGAAAAGAAAACTTAGTATCACTAAAGGTTTATCAGCCTGAAGTTGATGACAAAAGACGCAAGTGGGATAATAGCAATGATGGTTCTGTAGTTGGTTTGTGGACTAAGGTTCCTCAGACTGGGGAAAAGTTGGTTATATGTTCTTCACTCAAAGATAGCCTTTGTTTGTGGGCAAATACAGGAATACCAGCTATTTATGTGCAGTCTGAGACTACAGGATTGTCTAATACAGCTCAAGAGGTATTAAGAAATAGATTTAAGTATATCTTTATCTGTTTTGATAATGATGCTCCTGGGTTAATAGATGGTGAGGAGTTATCTCTAAAAACAGGATTTAAGAATGTAGTACTGCCTCATTTCTCAGAAGGAAAGGATTTATCAGATATGTTTAAAGCAAAGGGTAAGGAAGAATTCATTAAGATTGTAAAACCTTTATTTGATATTGATTGTGGAAAATAAAAAAGTAAGGAACGCAAAAGGACATACCTATAATGGTATAGATTTTAAGAGCGGCTTAGAGGTTACTGCCTATAAGGAGCTTATGCAAGAGGGATTTAATCCAGAGTATGAGAAGCATACCTATGTGCTTCAGAAATCAAAGCTCTTTCCTACTCAGCATTATGCTCCCTTTACAGATAGGAAGATTCATAAAATGGTGTGGGGACTAAATAAGTATAAAACTATCAGCATAAAATATACTCCAGACTTTGTTTTCACTATAGGTGACAAACTTATTATAGTAGAAGTGAAAGGATATGCTGCGGAAAAATATCCCTATCAGAAGAAACTATTCTTCAAGTATTTAGAAGACCACTATCCTAATAGTGCTTTCTTTGAGATCCACAATCAAAAGCAGTTAAAAGCTGCTATCGACATAATTAAAAAATTTACAGAATAATGAGAAAAAGTTTAGCAGATATCAGCTGGAGGGTTCCAGAAAGCCAGTACAGAGAAGACCCTGCATTATCTTATAGTACTTTATCCAGATACGAAAGAGAAGGATTTGAGCATTTGGATACCCTGTTTGATAGGATTGAGAGCCCATCACTCTTATTTGGAAGCTGCGTAGATACATTGATTACAGATGGAGAAGGGGCATTCGCTGATAATTATTTCATTAGTGATATTCCTAAAGTATCTCCATCAGCAGAGCCTATAGTAAAGGAGATATATGCTTCTTTCCACAACGCTTATACCAACATCAATGATATTCCAGACGATGCATTGATGCCTATCCTCTCTCGAGCTGGATATAAGGGTAATACTAACTGGGGTACAAAGGCTAAGTGTGATGCTATCAGGAAAGATGGTGCTCAGTATTATCAGACTATGTTCATGGCTGGCGATAAGACTATTGTCTCTCAGGATATGTATAATAAGGTATTTGCCTGTGTAAGAGCCTTGAAGGATTCTCCATCTACCAGGATGTACTTTGCAGCTAATGACCCATTCAGTGATATAGAGAGATTCTACCAATTGAAGTTTAAGGGCAGCTTAGGAGGGATAGATTACAGATGTATGATGGACTTAGCAGTTTTGAATCATAAGGAGAAGTATATTATTCCTTGTGACTTGAAGACAAGTTCTCATAGGGAGTATGATTTCCCTAAATCATTTGTACAATGGCACTATCAATGTCAGGCAAGGCTTTATAGCAGATTACTCAGACAGGCTATGGACAAAGATGAGTACTTTAAAGACTTCAAACTCCTTAATTATCGCTTTATTGTAGTTAACAATATTGATAATCCTATACCCCTGGTATGGGAATTCACAAAGACTGCGAGTGTAGGTGAGATTGAGATTGGAGGTACTAAATTCAGAGACCCTGAAGTTATTGGTAAGGAATTGCATTATTATCTGGATAGTCGTCCTAGTGTTCCTCTTGGTATTAATTTGGATAAACCTAATAATATTGAAAGATGGTTTGATGATAAAAGATGATAGCTGGCAGTAAAGTTGGATTAAAGGAGTATAATGAGTTCTGTAAGAACCTGAATGCGGGCAGTATTCTGTATAATATAAATACCTCTAATAACTGGGGGGAATATCTGCTTGTAGTAAATGTAGACCGTATTCAATGCAATAATCTCACTACTTATACAGTATTGCTATTGGGTATTAAGAAAGAAGAAGGTAAATACATTCCAAGGGATTTTATGGTTTCTCTTACTCCTGACTTGAGAGCGCACATTTCATTCTTGAAGTATGTCGGGTATAGCAAATTCACTTTAGTTCCTGTACTGGAAGATATCAGAATCAATGTAGGGCTGGTTGCAAGATTCAGTCAGGTAGATTTGCATGAGTATGCACAGAATTTGTCTATCAGGAAGCCTGTAAATAGGAAATATGGAAAGAATGGAAAGTTAATCATAAGAAAAACTGGTAATTAAGAATTATGAAATTGAAGATTTTAGTAAAAAGATTTAAGAATGAGAAAGGGGAACCTTTAGTCAGTCTTCCTAAGATAATTAAGAAGGGTGAGTGGGTTGATCTCATGGCATCCCAGGAGGTTGTACTTAATGCTCCTCAAGCCGGTACACTTAAAGGCCATGATGTCAAGCATCGTGATGTTGTATCTGATGTTACCTATATTCCTCTTGGAGTAGCTATGAAGCTACCTGATGGATTTGAGGCTATTATGGCATCTCGCTCTTCAGCTGCAAAGAAGATGGGTGTAATGCTTGCAAATGGTATTGGTATCATTGATAACAGTTATTGCGGAGATGGTGACCAGTGGATGTACCCAGCAGTAACTCTTCGTAAGACTTCTATTGCTCAGAATACTCGTCTTTGTCAATTCAGAATCCAGCTTTCTCAGAAAGCTACTGTATGGCAGAAGATAAAGTGGTTATTCACATCTGGTATTGAATTAGTAGAAGTTGATTCCCTTGGAAATGATGATAGAAAGGGACTTGGAAGTACGGGTACTATAACATTTAAATGATAAGATATGAATTGTGATATTTTGATTTTCTTTGGCATTGTATTTATTATCATTTCCTTAGCTTTGTTTGCAAAGAGATGTATGTATAAAACTGCCATGTATTCTTTTCAGAGTTGGGAGAAGTCTGATTTACCTTTTATTACCATTGATGTTCAGGGGCACTTTCTGAATATGATTACTGATTCTGCTGCTGCTGTTTCTATTATCAGAAAAGATGCACTTAAGAATCTGCAATATGAAGTAAGTAGTAGAAGTGTGAATTTGGCAGCTCTTACAGAAGAAAGTGTTCATTCAGAAGTTGTAGCCATACCTATCACTATTAATGGTAAGGTAATTAAGACTGACTTTGTAGTCTATGATAGTGATGATATTGCCTGTTTTAAGAAACATGGTATCATTATGGATGGACTATTAGGAGTTGAGTTCTTCAAGGCTACTAAAGGTATGATTGATTTTCAAAACCAAACAGTTAAATTTCCATGATATATTTTGTAACTCACCAAAAGCAGCTGTTTCCCGATGCAGATTTTGAATGTATCTCTCCAGAGCTATCTTTGGAGATAATGAAAGATTGGAATCTCATTCAAGTAGATACTGAAACCTCAGGTAGTGATGCTCATCTTTGTGAATTACTGTGCATTCAGTTTGGTAATGATAAAGCTGATACTCGCATTGTGGTGGATTGTACTACTGTAAATGTGTGTCTTTATAAAGATTTTCTTGAGAGTCATAGACTTCTTTTCCAAAATGGAAAGTTTGATTTACAGTTCCTCTACAGTAAAGGTATTATTCCTATGAAGATATATGATACCATGATCTGCGAGCAATTGTTATATCTTGGCTACCCATCAGGTAAGATTCTTTATTCTCTCAAAGAAATAGCTTGGCGCAGGCTTAAAATCAATATTGATAAAACAGTACGTGGGGAGATTCATTGGAGAGGATTGGATAAAACTGTCATTATGTATGCTGCTGGTGATGTTACATATCTAGAACAGATAATGCAATCACAGCTAAAAGACCTCAAGCAGAAAGGGCTGATGAAGGCGGCTCAGATTGAGTGTGACTTTGTGCCTGTGATTGCTTATCTGGAATGGTGTGGTATTCATCTTGACCAAGATAAATGGAAAGCTAAGATGAAGAAAGACCAACAAAATCTACAAGATTGTATTAAAGCTCTTGATGACTTTGTGACTAGTAATCCCAAGTATAAACAATTTACTCATGTTAATACTCAAGGGGACTTGTTTCTAGGCTATGACTTTACTCCTAAATGTACTATACAATGGAGCAGCTCTCAGCAGGTCGTGAAATTCTGTAAGTTTTTAGGATTTGATACTAAGGTACAGGACAAGAAAACTGGAGAGGATAAAGATTCTGCTATGGAGAAGCATCTCAAGAAACAGAAGAAAATCAATCCTGAGTTTATTCGTCTTTATTTTGGTAAAGGAGAGCCTGGGGATGATGATTACTATCCTGGGTATAGTGGTAGCTTTAAAGTCTGTACATCTTTTGGTCAAGGGCATTTGAACGCCATTAATCCTAAAACTGATAGGATACATACTGTGTATAAACAACTTGGTGCAGCTTCAGGAAGGATGTCTTGTGGTTCCCAACAACAGAATACTGTTCTTGCAAAGCTGAATCAAGTTTCCGCAAAGGATTGTACTTATCCCAATATCCAGCAACTCCCCCATGATGAAGAAACAAGAGCTTGTTTTACAGCTCCTAAAGGTTATCTATGGTCTTCTTGTGATTTCTCGGCTCTTGAGTCAAGACTTGGGGCAGACATTTATAATGAGCAGTCTATGCTTTATGAGTTCCTTCATGGCTCTGGTGATATGCATTCTCTATGTGCCTATATGGTCTATAAAGACGAGATTCCTCGTGATACTCCTGTTAAAGATATTAAAGATAAGTACCCTCATCTCCGGTCTGCTGTTAAGCCCATTGAGTTCTCACAACAATTTGGAGGTTCTGAATTTGCTATTCAGAATTCTATGGGATGTTCTCTTGAAGAAGCACAGGAGTTTAAGAATGCTTATGATTCTGGTTTTCCAGGGATAGCAGAATTTAAAAAGAAAGGTTCTGCATTTGTAAGAAAGAATGGTTATATTCTTATGTGTAAGTACTCTGGACATAAAATGTTCTGGTGGGATCATGATAAGTGGCTTGAAAGGCAGAAATCCTTTACTCAGGAGTTTTGGGAAGACTATCGTAATAATCATAAGGGAACTGGAGATTGGGTAGCCCAAGAGGTGAGAGAACATTTCCAAGCCGCTTCTAAATGGGATCGCATGGCACTTAATTCTGTTACACAAGGTTCTGGTATTGTGATTTTGAAGATTGGTATGACCAACTTTTTTCATTGGATTGTAGAGCAAGGTTATTTTGGAATAGTAGAACTAGCCGCTTTAATACACGATGAAAGTAATATCATATTTCCTGAAGAACTCAAAGATATTGTACCTCCAATGCAGCAAAAGTGTATGGAAGAAGCAGCAGCACTCATTTGCACTAAGCTACCAATTCCTGCAAAACCTGATGTAGCGACTTTTTGGAGACATTAAGTTTATTTACAATAATTAAACAACAATTTTTTTAAATTATGGCTATAAAAAGGAATAAATAAAAGAAATTTAAAGTTCATGAAGGAGATACTATATACTATGAAACTCCTAATGGAATAGAAGAAGACATTGCTATGATGATTGATGGTCATGATGTGACAACCAGTTATTATGGGTATTTAAATATCAAAGCTTGTATTCCTTCTAATGATCCTCGTGTTATTGAATATTTAAAGTCAAAAAAATAACTAATATGAAACAAGAAGATAGAGAGCTACTGCTCAAAGACCTTTGTGCAAGGTTGCCTTATGGGGTAAAAGCGCAGGTAAGAATTAATGTAAAATATTCAGATGCTCACAAACCTAATAGTGAAACTTGTATTGGTGATATTTGGGGAATAACAACAAATAAACCATATACTGCTTGGGTTTATTCTTTTATTACAATATATCCTTGTGGCCCAGAGCAAAACATATGTTCTATTAGCGAGTGTAAACCTTATCTCCGTCCAATGTCAAGTATGACTGAGGAAGAACGAATCAAGTTCAGTAAATTATTAGTTAAAAGATATTGTGAGGAAGATTGGGAGGGACATATAAGCACTTCATATTGCATTGAAATAGACAATGTATATACTGACGATGGAAATGGCATTAAATATCCATCAGTATTCTCAATGGATGCAATTGATTGGCTTAATGCGCACCATTTTGATTATCGTGGGCTTATTGAGGAAGGTCTTGCTCTTGAAGCACATGATGGAATGTATAATATAAAAAAGAAATAACTATGGCAGCAAAAGATTATGAAATTGTAGAGGGATGTTTGGGTACGCTTTATCTTGCTAAGAAGAAGAAACCCACGAAGAAAGGAGTACAGACAATAAGTGAAGACCGCAGACCTATCACAAAAAGTGAGATGATTGGCTGTTTTGAGCACTATCTTCGCCAATGGTGCGAAGAGAATAATGATGATATGCTGGTAATAACCAAAGGTGGTAAGAAGATATTTGAGGCAACACTTTTAGATAAAGAGGTATAACTATGGCAACAATTAAATCGTTTACAGACCTTTCTCAGAGTAAGGCTTTGAGTAAGATACTTCCACTTGAAAGTTCAGATATGGTATATCTTAGATGTGATTTTGAAGATGATTATAATATTCTTGTTGGTTCATATCATGAAGGATATACAGAAAGAGAAGATGGAACAATAGTTCCTGTCTTTGATGAACATATTCCTTGTTGGAGTCTTGCAGCATTGCTTGGTGTTCTGCCTAAGATTGTTAATAACGAAACACTATTTATCGAGACATCTGCTGCATTATGGCACATAGGATATCGTAATATTTATACTGCAAGAACTGACAATCCTGTCGATGCTTGTTATGAAATAATACTGAAGTTGTACGAATTAAATTTATTGTGATTGCAATTAGAGAAACTAAGGGAGGTATAAGTTATGAAACAGCTTAAAGTTACAACTACTGCATCATCTATAGTGACTCTTGATGGTCTTGATATTAATGATGTTATCAAACAAGCAGCAGACCTTGCACATGAGGTAATGGAAGAATTGTCGATATACAGACAAAGAAATGATTTAGATTCCGACACCTTTAGTTGCGAAGCCTCTTGTTGTAAATTTCTTGATTTAATTGATGATTAAAGAATAAACTTATGGAAAGAACAAGGTACATCGAAAAATCCACAGGTAAGTGGTGGAGAAGAACGACATGGTCAAGCTCATCAAAAGGAGTTGAAATCACTTTGGCTGAATGGGATGACAAAGAGAGAAAAACTGAAATTTGTTTAGGTGAAAAGGAAGTGGAAGAAAGATTTGAATTTAAACCATTTCCTAAAGCTATTATAAATATTGAAGACGTTGCACCAAGACACCCGATTCATATTGTACTTCGTTGCCCTGAATGTGGAAGTATTCTAAAACCCGATGGTGGTGCTATCTGTACCTCTCCTTTGCAGTATGAGCACAGCTGCTCAAATAAGGATTGTCAATATGGTAAATGCACGAAATCTTATTATTCAGGGATGTATGCTCTTGTTACTGATGAGCAAGAGGAAAAACTAAGAGATGGTACATATGATGAGCATAAGGACAGAGAGCTTATCAGGGTAAAAAAATCAGACCTGTGGACGTTTAAAAAAGTAATAAGGTTATGAAAGTAAACGCACCAGAAAAGATTTATATACCTACTATATTGGCGGCTAATACGGTCAGATATAAGGAAGAGGATTCTATTGAGTATGTCAGAACAGATGTCTTTATTGAAAAGGCTTGTTTTTATATTAAGAATATGGTTCTTGATATGACATATTTAGATGTAGATGGAAAGGAGAGTTATAAAATAGATGAGTTTATTGAGGATTTTAAAAAATATTTGGAAGGAGAATAAGTTATGGAAAGTGTAATATTTAGATTTTGCATTGTGTGGCTTATGCTTCATATAATACTTTTCTTTATTGAAAGGTATAGATATAAGCATAGTAGTTGGTCTTGGTATGGTTTTAAGAATGATGGGATGTTTGATATTACCTATCTTGTATTAACTATAGATATAGTAGGTTCTATTCTTGGTATATTATCATTAGTAGGATATTTTATTCTCAACCCCATAATTAAATAAGTACTGAAATGGAAAATAATATGGATAAAATAAAGAAAATCAAAGAGTGGATAAGCAAGAAGCAGGACGGTCTTATGGATACCAATGGCAACTTCAAAACTGCGGCAGACGAGGCTTCTTACAACACCTTGTGCAATCTTGATGCTTATATCGACATCTTACAGAAAGAGCCTGTAAGCGAGGATTTGGAAGAAGCTGCAAGTAGGTATGCTAAAGAAGAATACAGCCGTAAAAGTCCAGCAACTCTTCCTGATAGATGTAGAGGTTGCTATGCACCATTGATGTATGCTTTCAAGGCTGGTGCTGAGTGGCAAATAACAAAGCTGGTGGAAGAGACTGGTAAGCATGAAGTAAAGGTTGATGCTGGCGGCTATCCGTATATCCCGCAGATAGAAATCTACGACTATGACAAGGATATTCCCTTGGCGAAAGAAGGTGATAAGTATAAGGTAATTCTAATTAAGGAGGGCTGAATATGAAATGGGAATATAAGAAAACTGGAGGATTAAGTGAGGCTGCTATGAATGAACTTGGCAAACTCGGATGGGAACTTGTCGCAGTTATCGGGCGTGCTGGTTATACAGCAACAATGTTTTTTAAAAGACAAATTAAGGAGGACTGACGCATGACGCTATTTATTCAAGATTACGAGACAGAGGACGTAATGTTTCAAACGGAGGATTTTAATGTCGTACCAAATAAAGGTGAATGTTTAATGCTTAAAGGTGAGTGGTACGAGGTGGTTGAGCGAGTGTTTTCATTTGAACATCTCTCCGTTATTGATAGTAATTCTTGTACGTTATTCGTTAAACCATATAAAGGAGGACTAAATATGAGCAAGGCAGAAGAAAGAGCACAAAATTCAGGCTACGGGACAGACCCATTAAATAGAGCAGAATATACTGCGAATGAAGTACGGGATGCTTTTATAGATGGGTATGAACAAGCAGAGCAAGACTTGGAATTGACTTGGGAAGATTTGGCGACAATAGAAAAGTTAGTTGATGATTTCTTCAAGCAAAACCACGCTCTTATGAATGATGAAGAAATATACAAAGAAGTGTTGAAGCGATATAAAGACTATAAAGAAAGGAAAAAGGCATGAAACATTATACTTCGATTTTACAAAGTAAAAAACTCTTAGAGAATGTGGGAGTGTGTAATTTAAACGTGACGAATTATTAAATATGGAAGTAGAAAAAGCATTTAAAAGACTATTGATACGTAATCCTTTTTATGGATTATTTTGTCTTAGTTTACCTAAGGTAATTACAAGAAAAGTACCTACCTTAGCAGTAACAAAGCAAGGTATTAATTGTCAGTTAAATATCAATCCTGATTTTTGGGAGCAGCATACTGATGATGAACAGCTTGCATTACTCCAACATGAGCTTGGACATATCTGTTTTCAGCATGTATTCATGAGTAAAAGCTTTGCTGACCAGAAAATGTTTAATGTATCAGCTGACTGTGAAGTAAATTCTTATATTGAGAATCTTCCTAATAGTGCTTGTACTTATAAATGGCTATGTAGCAAAATTGGCAAGCAGCTTGAATCAGGAATGGGCACAAAGAAGTACTATGAGGCTATTCAAGATTATCTGAATCAGCAACAGCAGCAAGCTCAAGCACAGAATCCTCAGATGCCTTGTAATGGTGGTCAGGGAGGAAATTCTCAGAATTCTCAACAGAATTCTCAGAACTCTTCAGACAATTCTCAGAATCCATCTCAGAATTCTCCTTCTTCACCTTCTCCCTCTGAAGCTCCCCAAGATGATAATTCTCAGGAAAAGAAGCAACAACCATCGTCACCTCAGGAGAACCTCCAATCTCAACCCGATAATAAGGAAGAGAATGATAATTCTCAAAAGCAATCACAGAGGCAGCAAGAGAGGGGTGAGGATGAAGGGCAGGATTCTCAGGAAGAACAAGAGTCCCAATATCCTGATGAGTTTAAAGCTGAAATTAAGCAGTTTGATGATCATTCCACTTGGGATGATTTTGATAATATGCCTGAGGCTACTAAGCAGCTGATGCAAAATAATATTAATACTATTCTAAAGAATACAGTAGAGCAAGTAGAGAAGATGAGAGGAACTATTCCTGGAGAATTCTCAGAAATTATTGAGAAACTCAGGCAGAAGAAGCCTGAGGTGTTCAATTGGAAAGCCTATTTCAGAAGGCTCCTTGGTTCTATCTACGATGTAAATATCCGTAGTACAAGAAGAAAGGTATCTAAGAGATTTGATGAAGCAGCTGGTATTCAGCATAAGAAGAAAGTAAGTATTCTTGTAGCTGTTGATACTTCAGGCTCAGTATCTACTAAAGAGCTTCAAGAGTTCTTCTCTGAGATTGACTATGCTTATAAGGCTGGTGCAAGAATCACTATACTTCAGTGTGATACCCAGATTAATGCTGTTGAGGAATACAATGGCAATAATATCCCTGAAATTAAAGGAAGAGGAGGTACAGACTTTAATGAACCTGTAAATTATTATGTAAAGCATAAGAAGGAGTATGCTTCTCTTATTTACTTTACTGATGGTGAGGCTCCATTACCTGTTAAGCATCCTCAAGGTATGGTATGGGTAATCTCTTCTATGGGATGTCATCAGGATTTCCCAGGAAAAACGGTATATATACCAAAAGACATAAATCAAGGTAATAATTAATTTTTATAACAATCAAGCAAAATGAATTTATCAAACTACCCTGAGGGGCTTTCTGACTGGACACCAGGAACCCCTTGGAATGAACCAGAAGTTCCAGAGAAAGACTTTGATGTTACTTGTGTTCAAACATTAAGTAAAACTGTAGCAGTAACTACTAATAATTATATTCCTGGAGCCTCAGGATGTGATTATGAAAGTGATGGTGAAGGGGGCTATAGCACTGTAGGATGGCAAGACCCTGATGATACTTCTGATACATCTTGGAGTGATGAGTATAAGGAGAATGGTCATTATACCCCACTCCAGCTTATTGGTATGCTTAAAATGAGAGTTGAGAAGGAACTGAAAGACCTTGAGAATGCTCCTGTTGATACTAAACAGCCTTATGCTAAAGTTGCCGAGGTAAGGAGATTAAAACATCTTATTGAAGAATGTGATGACTGGTGTGAGGATGAAACAGAGTTTATAAACGATTAAATAACAATATTATGACTGAGATTGAGAAAAGAGTTGGCCTCGATGACATTGAGGCAGATAGTATGGTTTCCCTTGAAATACCTGACACTGTGTATATCAGTAGGAAAGGGTATATGTATTACCCTACATGGTGTAAGAGAGCTACTATTGAGATTTCCTTAGAAGAGGCACATAAAAGAGGCTATAAGCCATCAATTGTCTATCAGCAATTTGTAGAACAACTCTATGATAAATGTCAGTCAGAATTTGAAAATAGCTAAAAACATCAAAATATGAAGTTCTTTTTAATTGTGGTTGTAGGTATTATCTTAGGGTTCTCTCTTCTTACCTTTATAATAATAAGCCGCTATACCTTCTGGTTCTTCTTCAGAAGATGTAAGAATTGTGGGCATATTATGTATTATAGAGGCTATAGAGAAAGAGAGGATAACGGGTATCATTATTTTCATTGTAAGCATTGTTGTAGTTGGGAAAAGGTAACTAAGGCCCAAACACTTCATGAGCTTGGTATATTGCATGAGGAGGATTAAGTATGATGGCCTATTTAATTTCAGTAATTATCGGGATCATTGTAGGATTTATTGCCTTAATCTTCTTTGAATTCTACCTTATGTGGGAATTTATATTCCGTGATAATAAAAAGAAAGTATTGGAGGAAGAATATGATAAAGAAATGCTTTAAATGTCAGAATTGCTTTGAGTATCATTCTAAAGACATTATCAGTAACTCTTGGGGGAGGTATCTTATATGTCCAATTTGTAAAGAACACATCTATTCATTTAAAGAAAAGTGATATGGAATATTTAACAATTTTAGATTTTAGTACTGGAGAAGTAGATATATATCCAACAGACAATCTTGATGGGACTAACATAGAAGAACTCCTTCGGTCACTTGGGCATAATGCCAGTAACTGTCAGTGGATGTTTGGAGCTTGTACTATAACTTTTCATAACGAAGTCTTGGTATAATGGCACATTGTAGATTACTATTTGTAGGAGGCAGAGATTACCGCACTATTAAAAAAGAATTAATAGGTTAAATTATGGCAAATACTATATTCTGTGCGGGCTGTAAGCATTGGCTTTTCGCCTCTGATGGTGGAGGGCGTGGCTTTTACTATTGCAGCAAGCTGAACACGGATAGCCTATTGGAGCGTAAGACCTTTTGCGGTGGTAGAGATAAAGAGCCTCGAACTAAGAATAAGAGCCGTAAGGAAGAGTGGCGCAATTGGTATCACTACAAGGGAGGGCGTGAGAAAGTGAAATACTCACGAAAGGTAACACAAGTTTTAAAACGAATAGAAAGAGAAAAGTATTAAAATGATGTACCATGTAATGGAAGAATATTATCAGTACACATTGAAAAAAGTTAAACTAAGATAATATGAAAAGATATTTTGATTTAAAGGACTTCATTACTTTCCTCAATTTGCTTGAAGAAGGTAAGGTTACTAAGCTGTATTCAGAATGCTTAGAAGATAGTAGTGTCGGAGAGTCTAACTTCCTAAAGATGCAGTTTGCTGGCAATGACATTATTCTCTATGACCATCCATCAGGGCATGTAGGTATCATTCAGGATACACCCGTTGCTCCTTGGGAAGATTATGCTGAAGGAGTTTATGAGGATTTAGTACAAGAAGGTGAATGCAAATTATTTATTAAAGGATAAATATGGAGAATACAGAATTCACAAAGATTACTGCTGAAGTAAGTGGCAGAAACACAATAACAGTTGAATTTCCTACGAAATATACTACTGTAAGTGATATATGCCATGCATTCAGAACTATAATGGCAGGGATGAATTTTACTGATGAGGCAGTAGGAGAGATGACAGCTTCCTTCCTTGAAGCGTATTATGGGGATAAGTATAATGTAGTAAACATTAATGGTTGATAGTTATGGAAGATTATGAGATTATAGGTTGGCCTGACATTCAAGATATTATGGATAAAGAGGGCTTTGATGAAAATGCTACTTTGATAGAGCCTAATGACTTTATGGGCATTGGCAGTAGCACTTATTTGGTAAATAAAGAATGGTTAGAATCTTTAGGCGAGTAATAGTTATGATGAAGAAATCTTATTTAGTAACTTTTACCACTACAACAAGAGTGGTAGTAGATGTTCCAAAAGACTTTAATCCTAACAACTGCAATCTTGTAATAAAAGAGCATGAGGAAGCTTATGATTCCATTATAAGAGAAGCAAGAGAGAACATTTTGGAAAATCCTGAGAACTACATCTATAGAGATAATGCTGAGATTGAAGAGGATATAGAATGTCCTTACGGAACTTTTGAAGGAGAAATTGAAGAAGATATAACGGTAATTTAAAAGAATACTATGGCAAATATGGCAAGTGTGGCTTATGCTATTGAAGGCCCTGAAGAGTCCTTAAAATGGATTCAAAATGCAATAAGACAGGCTGTAGAATCTAAGGAGTCTTTTTATGAAGAATATTTAGCTTGTAAGATACTTGGTTTTTCAGAAGATGAGCTTAATAATAAAAGACTTGGTGGTGAAATCAGTGATGCCCCTGAATTAGATAATGGTGTTCTTCATTTTTGGGCTGAAGAAAGATGGGGACTACAGGATTTCAATGAGCTGCTTGAAAAGAAATTTTCAGAAATAAAAGTTTATTGGCGAGTAGAAGAACCTGGATGTGAGGTCTATTGCACCAATGACAAGGATGGTATTTATTTCCCTGAAAGATATTGGGTAGATACTTGTATTGATGGAGAATACCAAAGTGAATACTTCATTACTGAAAAAGGAGTTTATGATTGGCTTGAAGATATTACGGAAGGAAGAGTAAAGAATGAAGAGGATGTTGATTCATTTAACTCTGACTATGAAGATTCTGATGCTTGTGATGAAAATTTTATATACATTCATAAGTTTGATATAGAAGATTAATTATGCGAATAGTAGAACTGGGTGATTGTAGTATGGTCATAATGAAGGATTCTGAAGATCCTCCTTGGGTAAGTGTTGGGAATATCTATAGAAAAGCATCTAAGTATAATGAAAACATTATCGTAGATAAAGGAAATCAACTTACTTACAATTATGTAGAATCCTCTGATTACGTGTATACAGCAGGAAGACTTGTATTATTCTTCAAAGAGGATATAAGCAAGAAATTTTCTCTTTATGATAGAGTATTCCTAACTACTTTTTAAATAATTATCTTACAACAACAAACAAATTTATAATAAACAAAAAGAAACATGGCACAATTAAATGAAATGACTATCAGTGAATTCACTGGTGTATTAAATTATCTGCTTGATAATAACAAGCAGTTAGAGGAGCAAGGCTTGACTCCTATAGCTATAGGCTTAGAGGGAGCAGCTGGAATCGGCAAAACGGCAATTGTTGAAGAAGTAGCAAAGAAACGTGGAATGAGTTTCTGTAAGTTAAATCTAAGTCAGCTTGAGGAGGTAGGTGATTTGACTGGCTTTCCTATGAAAGAAGTACTTCTTAAGGCTACCTGGAAAGATAAAGAAGGTAATGAGCATACTAGTACTAAATGGTGGCCTGAGTCTATGTTGGCTCAAGCACCTCAAGGAGTTCAAGTAACTAGTACAACTAGAATGGGATATGCAGCACCTGCTTGGTTGCCTAGAGAGGACAATGAGAATGGTTGTATCCTTTTGCTTGATGACTATACCAGAGCTAATTCTCTGTTTATGCAGGCTACTATGGAGTTGATTAACACAGCCAGCTATATCTCATGGAAGCTGCCTAAGAATACGACAGTAGTCCTTACTACTAACCCAGATGACGGAGAATTTAGTGTTACTTCTCTGGATACAGCTCAGAAGACCAGATTTGTGAACTTCAATCTGAAGCTTAATGTAGAA